AATTTCGTAGAGGGATACGTTGCCGCCATCAGTTAGCCTGATTGGATTGGCAAGAGCACCTGAGATAGTTGGGGTGTTGTTATAGTACGCCGAGCCGCTGTAGACTACGAATTTAACACTTGGGTATGTTACTAAAGTATTGTTATATACTTCATTCCGTTTAAACTTGTAGTAAGGCATGGCATGACCGCATCTTCACTTTAGTAGTCTAGTCTCACACGAATTGTGAACTCAGCGCTTGGATCCTTTTTCAGAGGCTCCGACAATTTAGCAACCGCGAGCAATTCGTTGTCAGGTGAATAAAGACCAACTGCAGTTACATAGGATACTGGAAGATCCTGTGAGTTTGTCTTGACCACCATCTTACTGCTCGAAAGATATGTTGGGTTTGCGGAGTAGTTGAAATCAGTGTTGTTCACGCGGCAGAAGTAAACTGTCGAGTTCAGCTCTGTCGTGTTGTTAAACGAGATGTTTTCAACTCTGTGTCGAATACCGTCAGCGTTGAGGTTAATTGAGGAACCAGTGAGAACTGCATCTGCAATCTCTGTGGCCGCGTTCACCTGCGCGTTAATTCCAAGCAGACCCTGGAAGATAGAAGCTGTAACAACCGCGACACCAGCCTGGTAGTAAAGAAGACCAGCAGGGACATTACCGTTTTCATCTGGTGTAGCGTCTCCACCGTGGAGCAAGTTACCTGTAGCGTACAGGACTCCATACTCTCCAGCAGGGGAGTTAACCTTGTAGCCGCTAGAACCACTGTAGTCTCTAAGAGTGACTGAGCCTGTGCCTGTTCCGAACGGAGTAGTAAACGAGGCGCTCACGCCCAGTGTGAGGTTGAAGGAGCCCTTTTTAATCTCATCCTTTGTCAGGAGGCGTGTAAAGTTGAAGAAGTAAGCCTCGTCGATCTTAGTGCCTCCTGTGAGGTCTCCATCTTCATCGAAGCGTCGGATCGCACCGTTCTCATTGTAGCCGACGAGGACCTGAGCAAACTCGTTATAGATGTTGATCTTCTTGTCCTGCTGCGCTGCGGCAGGATATCCGGTGCCCGAGAGTCCCGAAACAGCCGAGTAACCAACAGTCAAATCAAGAATGTGATTGGCCGAGGAGCTGAGGAAAGGATAGTCATATACTGACTGGAACATTCCATGCGAAAACTCTTTGATGTTCTCAGTGGCGTATGTGCCCGAAACGATAGATCCCGTGATCGGAATTGCCTCATGCAAGAGGTTTCTTGTTACTACGGAGTCTCTTCCGCTTTCTAACGCTTTAAATGAAGTTGCCATTATTATATCCTTTTACTTAACTAGTTTTGCTTCACAAATCTAACTGGAACATCCAGTGTATATCCCGTCGAAACGCCAGAAATCCTAACCGTCGAGTCAATAAATCTGTAGTTTGCGGCGGCGAGGTCACCAATAGCTGACACACCTGGGGATCCCAGCTGTGTGAACAGGAACGAGCTTGTCTTAAGATCAAGCGAGGAGGCAACCTTAAGCTGAACTCTAGAGCCTCTTGGTCCTCTCAGGATTGAGGCTGCAGCCGGATTCAGATCCGAAACAGCTCCTGTGTCATCGTTGCGACTAAAAATATACGTTGCAATGTTATCATCATCAATGGAGGATGGACTATACGAAGCGTCCCCAGCTGCCGAGCGCAGCTGACCGAGACGATTGTCGATCTGAACAAAATATTGTGTTTCGACAAGAGTATCGTCCTCTGCGGCCAGACTTACCTCGTTGGAAAGTTCTGTGGTGTCAAGACCCTGATCTGCTTCAATAAGATTTGCGCCCTGAGCAGGCCTGAAGCCATTAAGGACACCGGCGGCAAGAGCGTTCTGGCCAGTAGAAGAAACAGTATCTACCGTGGTCTGGTCAACCAAAATGATGTAGGAGTTCAGACCACTAAAGAAAGGCTGTCCACCAGCTGTTGTATTTGCAAGAATCACTGGTAAGTAAAGCAGGTCGTTTCTGGCATATGACAGCAAACGCGACTTCATGCTGGACATGTTGTTTGTAAACGATTCCAAGACCGGCGTCTGCAGAATGTTAAGATCGTAGTATGCAGAACCACTTGCGTGTGTTTTGTCATACAGACCGTAGTCAATCTCGTCGTCGCCTAAAGCGAACTTTGAAATGTTAAATCTACCATTTCCTTCGGCTAATCTCTTTCTGCCTAAGTCGGTAAGTACAGCGTCTAAAATAATGTCGCCAGAATTGTCTAAGAAACCCATATTGTTATCCTCTTCCTTTAAATAGTTTTAATTTTGCTTATTAGCTTGGATTTGTAACCCCTGAATTTTTAAAAGTTAAATTTAAATCAATTTTCTTGCCTGTCTTTTTGCTCGTAACTCTAATTTTGAAGGTCTTGTTCCAGCAAGATTGTTCGTTTGTCTGAGCGCCCAGAATGTTGTCTGATGGCGGAATCTGTATGTCCCCTGGTGCATTTACCTGCTGGTCAAGTGCAACCTGATTGAAACTAGGTTCAACATAAATAAATCTTCGGCCGGGCTTAGTGAATGTTGGTTTTTCCCTCTCAAAAGTAAATAACTCCTGTCTCAGGAATATCTGACCCTCATTATTCACCATTTCTATTTCAAAAATGTATGTTGGGTTCGAAACGTTGTCGTGGACATCCACTGCTCTAGCGCAGTAATAATACTTCCTGTTTGGCACGATAGTGTCTTGGTAGTATCCTGGAACGCCCACATCCGGATCAATTTCGATGAACTCGTTATTAAAGTCACGATACGAGGTGGGCTTTTCGCTTATCCTGAACAGTTGATACTTGTTAACTGGGTCATCAGATGAGAATGCTATCTTGAGACCATCTTCAGTGATTTCTTCAAATGTCTTACTAACCTCTGTTTGAGCGAAGTATAGATCTTCGAAGTAGGCAGCATCCGAATCTTGAATCTGCACCGGCCTGTCTTCAAATTCGCCTGTGTGGGCGTTGAGCAGGATCTTGATGTTTCTGTCATTCCCCTTTATAGGATAGAAAGACAGGTTTGGAGAAACGGGTGGCTTATCCATCATCATAACATGAAGACCAGCGTCACCCATTCCGTACGGTGCCAAGATGACCTTGATGGACATTTCGTTGACAACTCCCTTGATCAGTGTTGTCTGACCTGGATAGACGAGGGATCTTCTCGGATATGTATATTGGTTTCCATATACAATAACCATTTTCTTAAGATCATACCGATACCTCTGGCCGTACTTAATTTGCGAATCATAGTAAGTTGGCATTGGACCTGTAATCGGTGGCTTCTCAATTCTCGGGGAAATAAAGAATCTTTGAACGAGTGTGCCTACGTCATCGTCGTCGTCGACTCTGTATTTCTCAACAACATACATCAATGTCTCTGCGTGACAAATCTTGTTATTGAATATTTCTTCTAGTGTGCGCTTAAACGAACTTATCAAAGAGCCGGGGAGGCCACCAGGAAAATAAGTGGCCATAGTGTGGTCCATTGACAGCGCTACATCTGGTGGGTTTTCAAAAAGAGTTGGGAGATCTTTTCCAAGATAGTCTCTCAAGAAGTTGACCGGCACTAGGCTAAGGAGGCCCAGGCCCTTGTTTTGCATGAATCGAACAAAATTAACCACATCATTCAGGCCGTTCGCAAGAATGTCTCCCAAATCCAAAAGTATCGGTAGTCGAGCTGGGTCGGTCGGTGCGTCGAAGTCATAATCTGATAAGTCGCTGACATCATTAAGTCGCCTGAACCTTGTGGCAAACTCTGGTGCAGGTAAAAAGCCCTGAATATAGTAAGCAAACACAGCGGCTGTCTGTAATACGTCAATGAAAGGTGCCGTATCCGGGTTGGTGGACATTGCCATCAATAGGCCAGCTGGGCCTTGGGCAGAATCCGTGTCATCTCCAATTACAAGCTTATTATAAAATGGAATCTTGTTGAGATCGAGTGTGTCGGGGTCGAGAATGGGAAGATCGGATCTGACAACAGCCAGGTCACCGTTGACTGCCTTGATGCTATCCTTCATATCTTCGCTCATGGTTTCAATAGCAGCAGCCATTCCATCAGAGTATAAATTGTAGTAAACCCCGATGTTACTTTCGGACATACCTGCGGTGGACGTCTGGAACCAATCAACTGGACCATTAGCTGTTTGGGCCCTGACGATTGCTGGGAAGGTAGTGAACTGGCCACCAAACTGTATGGCAGTGACATGACCCGGCTCGAAGGGCAGGTCAGTCTCATTTCTCAACTCTATCTGCAAATAATAGGAGTTGGGAATTAAATATTCTTCCACTCTAGGATCTGCGATGACATCTTCATAGTCTGGATTGGAGTTGATATAGAAGTTGTAAACGGGCTCTACGCCAGTTAAAACACCCGATCTTTCTCTGATAGTCTTTTTTCTAGGTAGTAAGAAATGTCTAGACGTATGATCAGCGAAAGCCTTGTTCTCGAAGTTTAACAGATTGAGGAGGCCCGGATAGGAATATTGGTTGCCATTGACTATATCGGTAACTGTGACATTAGGAGTTGAGAGGTCAAAATCACCCACATAATCAACGATATTATCAATGAACCACTGTGATCCATTACCCAACGTATTGTCGGCAGATGGGTACTGATCCCAAGTAAAAGGAGCAAACGTCAGCATTATGTCTGTGTCACCCGGGAGAAACTGCGGGTCAAAAACAAGATTACGGCCGTAATTGTTTCCCTCTAGTTGATACCGCAGGGCCCCAATTCCATTAGGGTCTTGGTCAACTGCTCCTACGTTGCCGCCAGCTTTTAGTACCTCTAAGGCCGAGGCGTAGTTGTATAATGTTTCACCCTTAGTACTAAGGTATCGTGTGTAATACGAACCCAGCACACCACGCAATGGGTCCTCAATCCCCCAGTTGTCCCTAAGCATTGGGTGGAAGTTGACTGGATTTCCAACAATCTCAGCGTTGTTTGTGTTCACGCCTCTGTTTTTAATACCAATCAAATTGTTGTCAACAATTAGTAATCTATCTTTATAGCTATCATCTTGCATTTATCAATAACCCAACCCGGTCGGTGGCCTGCTAGTAATTAGCTGCACTGCGGGATTTTGTTGAGCTGGTGCTTGAGCCGTCGACGGCGCAGCTGCAGGCGCCGTACTTGTTGTGGAAGCAACCGGCACATTTTTTGAATATAGTATGTTAACGTTGTCCAGATTGAGATTGAGATCTGGGGACTGATTTTGCAGAGTCTGTCTGGCTCGCTCTGCCACAATTGTAGGAGCAACTGCAGCAGATGCAGGGGCAAGCTTCTGGGGTGTCCCAATCACAAACATGCTAGACATCGGCTGAAGATTCAAGACATCAGGGACGCCCAGGGCACTGGAGACCTTGACCATCTTACACACCATAGGCTGGTTTCTGGCACTCTTAGCATCAAGGATCTCAGGTGTTAACACATTCCAGTTCTGCTGTGTTATACCCTTCTTGGTATCATAGGAGGCCAAGTATTGCACCTGGACGACCGAATTAAAATTAACGGCGTTTGACAGTGCTGAGCCAGATGCGATCACGGTAGAATCTTCTCTTAGTTTCTGAAGTGCTGGTGATCCCTGGAGTGATTCAGCTTCAACGATGCGAGTAGGACGCTTAAATGACGTCACCGTTCGTTCAATAAAAGATTGTACAAGAGGCGCGCTGAGAACTCTGTCCTTCTTAGGATTGGGGACATTTGAACTCTTTGAGCCAGAAGTTGGTATGTTAGCCTTGTCTTCGTAAATAAAATCAGAAGTCTCCGACAGAAATTCTGCTGCATCAATGATATCTCGGGCCATCGCTCTTGATGGTGTGTTGACGACCTCTCGAAGTGGCACGCGCTGAGGAGCAACATTAACATTCAACGTGCTTAAAACATTCTTTGTTGTAGTGGCTGGCTTCTCTTTTTTGTTTAAGTCCAATACATTTCTCTTCTGTGTGTTACTTTGTATTAGTGGTAGTGCCAGGCTCGTTGGAGCATTCAGCTTAGCCATACTAAATCTTGTGGGGTTGGGTGTCAGATTAATTGACTGCGCCGACAGGAATCCGAACGGGTTCAAAGCAGTCGCTTGAGTATTGACGATTTCATATTTCGACACCTCTTGTCTTGCACGAGATTTGTAATTGTCAAACGTGATTGTAGGCACGGACACGCTTGAAGGCTCGATGTCGTTGTCAATAATGCTTAGACCAAAATCTCTAGTGCCAGTAAAGGTATACTTGTTAACAAAAGATTTGCGTGCTGTGAGAATCCCATCTTTCTTGGAAATGTACATTGCAGAATTGATATTAAACGTATCGGTCTTTTTGGCTTGCTTGTTGCGTATGGATTCCAGCTTAGCAACAAAATCACTGATAGTCTTGATAAACAACTGCTTGTCTTCATCATAGTTTGGATTAAACCTGTTAACCAACGCAAGTAGATTTTTTCTCCAGAACTTTTGCGAGAACTTGTTAAATGGCTGAGTGCCAAAGATCGTTGATACTGCGGCAAGATACTCGATTACTACAGCGTCATAAACAGCCTGACTATCTGCGATATCTTGGACATCGTTAATCTTCTGCATCTGATTGGTTATCCTGGTGATTAGGTCGTTAAGCATTTCTCCTGTCTTATCTTCTACAATCACCTCAGCTTTATATTCAGCTGCGCCTGAGTTCACCTCTGTTGTGGTGTTGTCAGTAAAGAATATCTCAACCAAGTCTGTGTTCTCGGTGGTGTTGGCCACAATAGAGCAGTTGTTGTTTAAATTTGCAACTGTCTGCATTGTGTTCGCCTCTTCAAGGCCACACTTCGTGGATTTGCCTGTAGTCAGTGCGTTTCCGCCAATATCTCTGTCAGATATCTTTTGGTAAATTACAACGTCTTTAATAATAACGGTCGACAACAATGTTTCGTTGTTCTTGATAAGGCCACCATATTTGCTAACATTTTCAGCGAACGCCTGCCGATTAAACGTGAATGAACCATTGACGTCTCCAGAAGGCACACGCGATAAGGTTGCCGGAGAAAAATACGGCGCTGCGCTCTTTTCAAACTTATAGTTCAGAGAGTTGGCGGCTTTTATAACTCGCAGGTCTTTCAACCGCACGTTAAGAACAGTTCTCGGAGTTACATCAGGGTGCTGTTCCAACACATGCGCATTGCCTGCCATAAATTGATTATTGTGAAGGTGCACAGATCCAGGCCAGACTGTATCTTTGGTGCCATAGCCCTCAACTGTCTCATCCAAAGTATAAACTGTTGCATTAATGGGAGTTACATCATTGGCGATGATCGTCTCTTTTGTCACATTTCCAATGATAAAAGCATTGTTTACTTCGATATACGAGCACACCAAGACATAAAGCTGTTGTGATTTTTCTAGAACAAACCTCTTTCTGTTCAAATAGCTGTACACACTGTTGCTTTTCTCTGCCGTGGCTTTGAGTGTAAACATGTCAGTCGTTGGACGCAGGTTAAAACGATTTTTACCATTTCCCCTGATAACCCTGAGAAGTTCTGATTGTGAGCTGCTTAGTGAATCAATTTCTGTCTTGTTGTCGGAGAAATAAATAAAGTTGCCAAAGCTGGTGGCGCCGGGGGTGGATCCATCTTCGATCACTTTTTCATTCGACACACCCAATACAACAACATACTGGCCCTCGTCGTTTACATCAAACCTAATATCTTGGATGCTTGCAAAGGGAATTGATCTTTCATATGGACCGAGAGAAATTGACATTAACAAGGCTCCTCATTGTTGGTTGAATACAAATCTCTATTCAACCTAACTCTTGCTGCACTCGTGCGGACGGCGTCTTCATTAATATTTAGTTCCTCAAGAACTTCGTCCGGAATATCTGAGTCAGTTACAATGTTCATAAAGTATTCAATGTTATTAACTGTTGGAGCAATAAACTCAGTGGGACTTTCAGGTGTGAAGCTTAATTGCGTGTACTCATCGGAAGTAGAGCCCGATAGGAACACCTCAAACTCAAAGTTTTCTTTCTCGAACGGAGTGTTTTCCTCTTGCAATTCTACCATCAGATAATTCTCTTTTAAAGCCAGGAATATATTGGTTCCATCAAGATGTTGGGTTATGGACTCATCAGTCAAATCACCAAACTCGTAAAAGGTTTCATAATCAATAGTTATATCAATTTGAGGAATCGGTTGAATATAGTCATCTTCGTTCAAAGTACGGCCCGAAACTGACGCTGTTGGATTCGACAGCAGCTCTAGCTGCCACGCAGGAGCGCTTTGTTCATTCAGGGATGATCTACCAAGCGGGTATGCATCAAGCTTGCCCTTGTCGCCGTATGGCTGCTGCTGATATATCTCCACATACTCTGCCGGATCAGAAGTTTGCCCACCGATGGTGCCATTAAAAGACGAGGAAACATTGTCAATAAACCTGTTAACTCTTGTCTCTGCGCCTTCTCGGGTGGGGATCGCTCTCAACTTAGGGGTGTCGCTCTGAATTCTACCCTCTGCACTATTTTGAGTCTCCTCGAATCCGGAGCCGCTGACATCATACAGCACATCATCGTCAAAAAATGCATAGAACGTTGGGTTGAGCTGGCCGGCTGCGAGCCTGTCTTTGCCATAGTTGGTAAGCTTTACCTCTAGTACATCCTCTTTTTTATTGAAAAATTCCATTAGTAGCCGCCTCCTCTACTGCCGCCGCCGCCGCGTCGGCCTCTGGTTGTCCTTGGAGCAGCTGTGACCGGAGCAGTTGTGGTTGTCGCTGGAGCTGCTGGGGTCACTGGTGCTGTCGTAGTTGCAGTAGCCGCTCTTGCAGGCGCTGCTCTCGTGATAGCCGGCGCGATTGGTGCTGTTGCAGTCGCCGTGTCTGATCCTTGGGGCGCCCTACTGGTAGTTGGCGGCGTGGCTGCACGGGTGGTTGTTGGTGTAATACCAGTTGGATCTGACGGATCAAGAAGATCCTGCGATGCGTACTGCACAGTTTCGTCCATCTTAACCAGCTCGACCAGCGAGAAGTAATCGTACGGCCAGTTGTATGAGTAGTTACCAATCTCATCTGGTAGAGCAGAAGTATCTTCTGTGACAAGCGATCTTCTAAACTTGTTATACGAGCTAGCGCCTCGCTTCTTAACCTTGAACACAAGCCACTCAATATTCTCTGAGTTGTTGATAAGCAGGTCAAGAACCTGCTGGTCATCGATAACAACCTCTTTCTGTTGGAAGCTTTCACCAATGCTTGGTGGCAAGTTCTGCCACATATCAGTGATGTCTTTATTGGAGACAGTTTGCGAGAACTCAAAACCATACAAAAGGATTGGATCTACTGTCTCATTCAGAACAAAATCAAATCGTGGCGGGAAGATGTACTTCTCCATGAGCGCTGTGATATCATCAAGCTGGCCATTACCTCCCTGGACTGAGAAGAACTTTCTACGGTTGTTGACCGTCTTGAATGGAATTGCGACCACCGCCTCTTCAAGCAAGTTTGCTTGCTTTGGCTGGCCAATTCTTACTGGCTTACCGGTCTCAAAACCAACAACTCGGGCAAGATCTTCAAATCCAGCGGACTCAGCGCCTTCGCGGATCTTCATGAAGACGCCCTCGTTATCTGCTGTTGGGGCTGTACCATACTGGTGCCACATGCCATTAATCTTAATGTCGGCAGAGCTGGAAAGATCTGGGCCAACAAAACTTGCGGTTGGGGCTGTATACGAAACATTTGCAAAGTTAAGCACAGGTGTCTCGAATTTAGACTGAATCAGCCATACCTTTTTCTGCTCGACAGTATTCTCTGGGACTTCCGTGAAGAAGTCTGTCAGGTTTATCGAATCTCCAATGTTCATTGTGCACTGATCAATCACATCATACGGATACTCTGTGGTGAAGCGAATCGATGTGTTTGCAAGAATCTCATCCAGTGTTGGACGGCCCGTATTCGGTGCGACAAAAGTATAGTCTACTGTGCCGCGGCCATGATAGTAAGATGGAACAACGTGGTTGAACGATGCAGTCTGAGTAGTTCCTGGGGCTTCGCCTTGACCCAATGGGTATCCGAAGGCCGACTCTCGGGCATATAGATCAAACGAGTCACGGTCAACTTTCAAGTCTGCATCCAACGTGCGGAACATATCAATCCTCATTCGGTAAGTACTACCACTTTCCACCGTGCCAAACTGGTCTTCTCGATTGGAGCGGAAACTTGCAAGGCCATCCATGAAGAAGTTAGTAGTTTCACATAAGAAGTTATCGATAGCCAGTTCATAAAGTCTCTTACCGTTGTTGATTTTGATAAAATCTAGACCGACCGTTCCGCCACCAGTGGTGGAGAGGGCGTGGTTTGGGAGTGCATCAGAACCTGTCGAAACTCCAGTATCGAATATCGCGCCGGATCCGGAAAGGCGTCCAGTATCCATGAATGCCAACGGTCGCTGCAGCGTTTCAAAAGGCAGTTTTTGGACTAGGTATCCATTGTTCTCACCAAGGGTCGGGTCGTTGCCCTTTGGATTAAGCATTTCTCTATATTGGACCGTCCCCTCTGGTAGTGGAGAAATAGCACCACTGCAGATTGGCGGCGATAGAGTGCCTTTAACTGTGCTGGCATCGCTACCGGTGTTAACCAGCACATAGTTGCTAACCGCAAGGCCACTCTTGATTGTATTATACATGATTCCTGGTGCATATAGAGGCTCCAGGAATGCCCGCAAGACCATGGTGCGGCCCGTCGAGCCGCCAACGCCGGCGATCTCAATGTATTGCCCATAGGATTGCGATAGGATAGTTGCAAGCTCCACGGTTCTCTCAGCTGGGTAAAATCCCTTGTATGGCAAGAACTTAGTGATTGCATTGCAACGAAGCGAGACCTTATCTCTCTTGATCTTAAGGGGCGCGGACCGCTGGTCGTTAAGATCCTCATCGATAACCGAGAAGTATTTTAAGAAGTCTGCATTTGTATATGTCTTGTAGAAGTTTTCCTTTGAGCTATCAGGGAGCGCTGCACCAGTCAAACTAAAGATGTTATCAATTTCAGCCAGGAAATCACCAGACTGATCGTCAACATAGGTTGCCATCAATTCACTTATACGGAACTCTGGTATAATAGAGTGGTCTTTTCCTGCCAAGGCAATCCTGTCAGCATATGAAGTGTAGTTTTGATGAGGCGCTTTACCAGATTGATCACCGGCTTGCCAAAGAGCGTCCCCAGCATAAACCAATGGTGACTGGCTGACCCGAGGATCCGTGGCGCTGGAGCTTCCTGCAGGGACGAGGGCGGCGTAAGTGGCGGCGGCCTTGATGGTGGCATGCTTTGTGCCGGAGTCGACTTCGAACAATGTAGAATAGCGCGAATAATGGTTCAGAAGTTCGCCGGCGCCTAAGCCAGTGGCGAACGGGGCGGAGGTGTGGGTACCCGTTGGAACGGTTCCTAATTCAGTTGTAAAGAACAAACGAGCATCTAGGGTGAAAACAGATGCTGACTCAACATTCACTCCCTGGGAGCTAATCAGGCCAGGGAACCCGGAAATGCCGGATCTTGCTATGCGTGGCCCTATCAAGCTGCGCTGAGTGCGGTCATCGTTCCAAGCATTGTCAATCGTGAATCCGGTTCGTCGTCTTACCCGATCATCAAACATGTTGATATCCGCCGGGTACAGGTTTTCCGTGTATGAGACCACAACACTCAAGCTACTGCTCAATGTAAAGTCAAGAATTGTGTTGTATGAGTTTAGGTTGCTCGGGTCGGACTTCAGGTTATAGAAGTTGTTCAATTCATTATGCGAGAAGTAATCGATCTGGTTTCTAAACGGAACCGTAACAACCATGTTGTTTGCTGGATCGGAGTTAGCTGTGTTGTCCTCCAATGCGAATGTAATCGGCGAAGCATTGAGAGAGATTGGTGCCTCGGTAAGGTCAATAAAGTTATTTGGTTGCAATCCTTGGGCTGGTTGGGTTCGCTGAGGACCCGAAGGGAGCCTCTCTGGCAACGGCAGATATCCGATCTGGTTTGTTCTAATCAGCGCGCGTGCTGTCTTTGTCTCGCCGGTGCGGATCTGCTTCCAGGTTGGATATCCAAATGCTCCATTACGCATGGTAGTCAATACGTTAAGCAAATCAGCCTCGTTGTCCAACGGATTGCCAGGGAAGAAATCAGCGTTGATGTAGGAGGAGCTAGCGTTTGAACTTGATGGGAAACCAAGAACATGCGCGGAGGCAGACACTGGATCAATCAAGCGTGTGTTGAGACCAACAAATGTTACGTTTGAGTAGGATCCTGTCTGCGTCAGCTCATCCAGCGAACTAGCGCTGAAACAAGTTGGCCTGTTGTTGGAGTAGATTATCTGGTTCTGCCCCAATGAGGCTGTTACCCAAGTGTATTGCTGAAGTGATCGAGGGATTGCGTGCTGAACGAACAGGTTATCGAAGTGCGAACCCGTAAAGAGAGTGTGTGTTCCCGACAACTCGGGGCGACGGGCTCTGTTTCGGTTTGTCTTATGCCAAGATGGAACTGTTACATAACTCGCTGCCGGGACGGATCCATATGCTGCATCGGATCCAAAACGTCCAGCGTGCAGAGTTGCCAGCTGATTCAGGCCACGATTCTTATCGATCTGGTCAACTACGGCAATGGTGTTGGCCTCATCAGGATCAAGGGAGGCAGAACCTGACATACCATGAGAGATAATACCTCGGTTGCGGTATGGGCTTGCGTTATATACCGACAACTCTTCGTGAGCAGGATCAAGATAGCCTCTTGACAATACTTCAAAAGATCCGGGGGACGAGAACAGGTTGACGAATACTGTCTCATTAGAGTTGGCACCCGTTCTGTCTGGCAGTGTAAAGTCAATGTCTCCGCCAGTGTTCGCTGTAGATGATGTTGCGGTGCCTAGCGGGAAGCGCCCTCGTGTTGCAGTTGTCTCTGGATCTGCAGCAAAAGTAATAGACTGATCCTTGAAGAATGGATCGTTAATCGTACGTCCTGCAGTCTGGATGACTTGATAGTTCTTCTGATAGTTACCAATCTGGTTGTGAACAATGGTGCCGGAAAGCCTTACAGCTGTCGATCCGGTAGACATAAGAATGTTCTTAATGTTAACCGGACGCTTTGCAGTTTCATCGCGGAAGCGCTGTGCTGTTGGTGTCTCTGGCAAGAAGCCGTCAGGTGCTGACCCAGCTGGGGAATCTGCGAACGGATAGTTTGGTGCCACAATGCCCAGGGCACCGGAGGCTCCAACAGGAACTTCTAGAGTTGGAGGGTACCCAAGACCCAAGAGGAGTCGGAAACCTTCGGGTCTGTTTGTTCTTCTATCGGTGCCATCGTTTAGTTCTGCGTGTCGATAGAAGCGGCCGCCGACAAACTTCTCTGTAAACGGCCCCTGGAGACCCGTGTCTGTGCTGTTAACAAAATCGTTATGCAGGTTTGTAATCATCGCGCCCGTGGAGTAACTTTCAACAATGGCAGCGTTGTAACCAGTCTGGACGGATGAGCTGTACAAACTAAATGGTGCATACATGTTGCCATCAAATTTTAAATCCTCTGAACCGCTGCGGTTTTGTGATGGGTTCAGGCCAAAGCCCAGGCGTTGCTTTCGATTAGCGAAGTAGACGTCCGGAGTATCAACAAGCTGTTCAATATCGGTATCAAAGGACAGCATAATGTTAACCGGAATGTTTGTCGAGGGCTGATCGACATTTGGGCCATATGGGGCTGCTGCAGCAAATGTGAAGTTCGGCTTATTGCTTGAGTGGCGGAGTACACCGCCAATGGTTTGTACGGCTCCAAAATTAACGTTTACCGGGGCTCCGATCATTCGGGTGTAAGTCGAATTAAGTGCCGCCAGAATGCCTGCACGCGGGTCTGAGGCACTGCCTGTGCCCTGTCTATACCTCTGCCATGGCAGGTGAGCGTTAGCTCCCGAAAGTGGAGCATGGTTAAACTTGTATTCTTTAAATCGAGTAGGATTGGATGTACCGATCTGTCGTCGAGTAATCGCCGTGTTGGCAAGGTATACCATCGAAGGCGAGCCTGGCTCTGGACGAGAAGGAGCCGAGACGTTTGATGATGTAAGGGTTCCTTCAAGGTCTACTCCGCCCTCCCTCTGTAGGAATGGGAACTTACGCTGGTACTTAGGTCTTTCCAGAACATGATTCTCAACCACCGTTCGAACAGTGTCAGCAAAATCTGCGGAGGCTGGCACCAACTGACCCAGCATTAAGGATAGTGAGGTATCAAACCACTTATAGAACTCATAGAACTTGTCAAAGTCTAGCTCATCATTGCCTACCTTCTCGAAGAACTTTCGGCGCATATACGCCATCTGCTTGTAGTCAGTTCTATACTTCTCGACTGGATCACCGATCAGATTATGAAGGTCTCTCAGTGTCGCGAAGTAATTGATTATCTCCTCTGAGATTGTCTGATACATGCTCTTTTCGAAAGCAAAGAAGTAGTTGATGGGCCTAGACTCTGTTGTAAAGACGTCCTGCTCTTGTGCATTCAGCACTCGGACCATATCTTGTGATTGGACGTTCTCTGGTAGATTTAACTTAGAGGAAACAACAAAGTCTTTGTCGATAGGATCGGTGGAGGATGCTTTGAAGAAGTCGCCTCGGGCCGTATACTGCTTGTTCAGAATGTTTCCTAGCTCACCAAATGTTGTTAATTCAGCAGAACCAGAGCTAAGATCATCGACAATGAACTGGCCGCCGGCGTTGGAGCCTGTGTTTGTCAAGAACTCCCAGTTGAATGCAAGCGTATCAAACTTGGAGATGTCCATATTGGAACCAGACATCTTAAACTCATACGCATACAAGTGTGGCTGGAGTGCACCGAAGTTCTCGGTGTCGAGGATGTGGCCCTCAAGGGCCTCATCGTTAATGTAGTCAAGCCAATATCTACACGAATTGACCTTAACGTCGGCCGACTGAAGGACAGCGCCGGTGAAGTTTGTTCTATGTGCGCCAACATATACACGCTTGCTGCCTGTAACAAAACCAGCTGGTGGGGCTGTCACGGTTCCAGAAACAGTAAACTCCTGGAGAATCTCGCCAGCTTCGGCCTGAACACCATGCAGCTCGACGACATAATCGTTATCAGTGCCGTGAACGAGGTTTGTAAGTGGATATTGGTCTGGTCTAATTCGAACAGAAAGATTCCACCTGGTGTTGTTATATATGTCTTCATACAACTGTGATTCCAGCGATGGGACAAAGCCTCCCGCAGTGCCGGTTAAGACGAACTTAGCGTTTGTTGAGTTGATCTCATCACGAACGGCGTAAACCTGGAAGTTAACCCTATCTTCGGGATCCCAAGTGGTGTCTGTCCCAGAGTAAACAGTCCCGTGGGTTCCGAACAGCGATGCACTGATAGTGTTTGTATCAACAAATGCTCGGGAGTCGCGGGCTAGCTTGAGTGGAAGCAGGACCTCTGTTTCCAAAGTGGAGGCATAGCCATTCTGTAGATCAGCGCTAGCCGTTACAAAACCAACAGAATTAGAGTTTGTAGTGTCCTTGTAGTTGTAGATTACAGCTGTCTGGCCGTCAGATGTGTTGAAGTTAGCAAATTTGTCAGCAACAATGATGTTTCTTCTGTTGTTGTCGAGGTCATACTTGATATTATCAGCGTACATATTGAGCTTAACCAGCTCATCATCAATGCCAAAGCAGCGAATAAGGTTTCTGAATCCCTTCTCTGTGCCCTTTGTCTTATAGATGTAGTTTAAGTTGTTGTAAATATTCTGATAAATCGTGTTCTTAATATCATGGAGCGACTTCTCATAAACCCTATCTTCGCTTCTGTCAGCAAGCTTTTCTAATACATCGGAATCTAGGAAGATTTCCGGAGCAACAAAGCCATATGAGTTTAGAAGTCTCTCAGCAAAAGGCAGCGGCTTATCACTGCCACTGGGGTATTCAATATTTTTGAGACTGTTTAGACTGTCAATCTGTAAGTGCAGGGTATCAAAATAGCTAGAAATAATCTGTGTAAGATACTTAACATTCTTTGTACCCTCTTGATCCTCTTCTGTAATCCATGAAGGGATTGAGTTATAGATCGCCGCGTTGTTCTCGTTATCGTGTGCAGAGCCAGATGCCTGAAGGCCGGCGGCGATGGACTTTACATCCGGGTGGAAGGCATAAATAATCGGGTCCTTGAACTCCTTGGTGGCCGCATTAGAGAGGACAATAGCAGATCCAGTCTGTCGCGCGCCAGACGCATACCCAGTCCACGAACCATTCGAGAAACGACCAGAGTAATCCAACACTGTGCTGTCGGTGGAGCTGGTCCCGGTGATTCCTTCGTTAAACTTAAAGTACACACCAAGGTCAATGTTAGCCGACTCTTCAGTGGTCGTAAATGGAGTGGGGTCTGTATTGACGCCGCCACCTACCTGTGTAAACCAGAAGCGGCCGATCTCTTCGGAGCTTCGCTGTGTCTTCCAGTAGCGCAATTCATCAAGCGAAGCAGAGAGTTTACCGGCAGAGGCATTCGCTGTGGAGCTAGATGGTGGCGCGATGAGAGCACCAATGTAGGCGCGGTGTGAAGAACCATCAGTATCGTTGACGGCTTTGCCGAGAAGTTGCTGCCTATTGAGGTTACCATCGACGTAGAATCTTGTCTCTATAACATCATTATCAGTGTCAGACTTAACAGTAACTGCGTAGTGATGCCAGTTGCCGTCTGCGACGGAAGCTGTTGTGATGCTAGAAGCTGCGACTGAAGTTGACTGAAAACCTGTTGTTCCCGAAATTACCGTCAGGAGCCACGGATCCGCACCCGATGTGGTGCCTGACAGCTCCAGCCTGAATCGTAAATAATCTGCAGAGGACGAGAGGGCGCCGTTCCAGAGGTCAAAGATAACCTCTTTTTCTGTCGAGCCAGTGATAAATTCGGTCTTGTTCAGCCAGAACTCTAATGTGGCGCCATGAGTTGTTAGATCAAACTCTAGGTTTGACCCTCTGTTCATTGATGGCTCGTAGTAGTTAGAGCCAGTAAACTGAGTTGACTTTGGGGACATCCCGTTAGGGTTGGCATTCGGGCCGCCCTTTACAAAGATGTACTCATCATCAGCCGGGTCTCCATACCCGTCTGTCATTGTACGCGTGGTACCCCAGTCTAGTCCGTGGATAATGTATCCGTTTGTTCTTGGATACAGATTGTCGAATACATGGAGATCGATATAGGTTGAAGCGTTTCTCCATTCCAGCTTCTCTCTTAACGAGCCATCATAAGGATACTCGTTGTAGATCCTCTTTACAGACTGATCATAATATTCTTCGGCGGAGCCATAGCGAGCAAAATTCTTCGGGTCGGAGAAGTCTACTCTTGGAATAAACCTTTCCTCTTCGATGATATCTTGTTCATGGTAAGCGACGGACTCGACTTGAGAGCCGATTTGATCCGCCGTTTTACCGGAAAGAGATTTGATTTTATCAGTGATCTCAAAATACTTTTTAAGGCTCATACTTTAATTATTCTTCAACTCTAAATTTGAACGTTTGTGGTTGTTCTTGCCAGTCTCCTATGCTGTCATTGTAGTAAGCAAGTCTGATTTCATACATGTAATCAGTTTCCAAAAGGGACATATCCAAATCGAAATAACTTCCTTCCTTATCGTACGACAGATAGGTGCTGAAATCAGACCCTGTTCCATATGACACAGCTGGTGTGTTATCAATAACCCTGTGAATACTGAAGGATGCACTTTCAATAATCTCAGTTGGATTATTGGCCGTTGCAACTGTGTAGAGGGTTGGGGACCAGTCCCTATCTCGGACAAAGAATCTGAATCTTGCCTTATCCTGCTTAGAGTAAACTTTCTTGAGGTTCTTGCACGACGTAATCCTGTTAAACGTTGGGGCACTGTCATACTCTCGGAGAGTCTCAGGGAAGAACGATCCAGTGAAATACTCAACTCCTCCGGAGTGCCAGACATCATGAATCTCTTGGAGCGGCGTAGAAGCCGCTGTGAGGGCCACGGAGCACGAATAGATACCAGTGCTCACAAAACTCGCTGTAGTGTTCAGATCGCCGTCTGCGGCCGTTGTACCACCAAGTGAGATCGCCAACTTTGAGCCGGTTGGGGTTCCAAAAGAACTTGAATAGAAAGAAACCAACAGATCGTTTGTTCCAACATTTGGAAGGTTTCGCAAACGGCCTCGAACGTAGTTATATACATAGAGGTTATTTAAGTTAAATGGAGCCTCTGCGCGGGACGATGAGTAGTAGAAGTTCTCTCTATCATCTGTGACACGGGAATCATATCGTGCTTCGAGAACTGGTCTCTTGAAGAAGAACTCTGTAGACCGAGCGAAGAACTTTTTGGTATAATAAGACTCTGTTGCGCCATTGATGTTCTGCAACACAGACCCTGATGTTGTACCCAACGAGGAAGAGAAGTATGCTTCCTGCGAAGCAGTTAGACGAATACCGAAACCATAGTTGTTATATTTACCACCTTCTTCACCGATAATCCAGTTTTCCACCACTGTGGTAACATCAACCTCCATGTCCTCATAGCCTTGCTGAAACCTGATGTTATAGTTATCGGATGACAGATAGTCACCACCTATATTGGTCCAGCCGGCAGTCGAGCTAGCAGAACCCCAGTTTGAAAACCCAAGGTCCTGGTAATTGTCCATGTCAAGGCCAGTGCCCTCATTCCAGGACTGTGAAATAGGAGCGACAACCAAGTTGAAGTCTTGTGGCAACGTGAATGGATGCTCTGCATTAAACATCTTAAGATAAAAAGAAACCGAGCCGGACGCTGGGATAATCCCCGCAGTTCTGTCCGCACTAATTGATGCGACAGGAAACTGGATAAGTATCCTGGACAGCTCTGACGACTGACCATTGGAACCAGAGTCCTGACCGTAAATTGAAAAGACTTCTAGAGAGTCGGCGAAGCCCATGTTTGAACCTGAGCCTCTGGTTAGCAGGTTTGCTTCAAATGCATTTGTAATAGTGTTATCGGCGCTGGCCGTATACCTTGTAATAGCCATTACTGAATAGCTCCCTTAATGTCCACATTGGGGAACTTAAGTTCAAAGATAGCGTTATTCTGGGCCTCGATTCTTCGACCATCTGCTGATAGTGCTCCTTCAAAATCAAAGGATGACTGACTATACGATGTGCCGGTTCTTTCAACGATTTCTAGATCTACAACGTCGATGATGCCGTCGACCTTTTGAAGGACCTTGTAGAAGTCAGTTATGAGGATCGACTCGCCAATTTCATACTGATTCTTGAACAAAAATTCTCTCAATGCTGCGTTTGCGCGATTAATGACTGTGAATCGGTTTGCGGACAAATCAACGGCCGCAACATAGTTGATACCAAAGTTGACGATCTCAGCGTCCAAAATATCGATTGTGTCGTTTACAACTTTATACTGTAAAAGCCAATTTCTTAAGTTATTTTTAAGAGTTGTGTTCGCGGCCAGGAGCTTTCCGCTTGTATCCTGCGAAATAACAAAGATATTCAGGTTTCTCTTGAACTCGTCAAAGTCTCTAACCACTGCTGCTCTTTTGATTGATCCAAACTTGGCCGGCATGCCATAGCAGATCGACTGGTAGTCCTGAATTGTCACTGCTCTGTTCTGTGTTGCATAAAAGCCAAAGACTCTCTGCTTGATCTCCTCAGAGGACGGCAGCGAGATATCACCAACGAAAGGCTCTTCGTTTAGAACTTCTAGCGAAGTAAGAACACCGTTACGGAGTGTTTGCGACAGAGATCCTTGGGATGTAAAGCGCACCAAGGGGCGATCCACTCCTGTAATCGAATTGACAGCGGCGTTCACATCGTTTGCGAGGTTGACTCTGTATCCGATTCTCAGAGTTGTGTTGGATGGGGCGATACCAAACTTATCTGTGCTAATGAGCTTAGTTGGGTCAAAATCAATGTCGGTGGTGTAATCTCGACCATTAAGATCCAAAACAAGGTTAGATGGATCTGTGATCGAGTTAGACAACAGTTCAGTATCCGAACCATATCCAAACTGCAGGAATGTTCTATCCCCCTCGCGCTCAACAGTAAAGCGTCGAGCAACTGGGACTGCCTTTAAAATGTTCGCAACCGTTGAGTTAGTCGATGTGTTCGTGTTTCTCACACCCTTGTAGACAACATTCTGAGATAGATGATCTACCTCAATATACTCGTGACCCTCGGAATCTGTAACCGAGATAACTTCTGCCACTCGGTTGTTCTGGAGTTCTACTCTGAGGAACCTCTGGAAATTCCCTACCTCTACTTCCTTGAACAGTGTTCTGCCCGAAACTGCACGGCCCTGGGCTCTAATGACAAAGTTCGTAGGATTACCTGTTGAGGAGTCCACTGTCCCCACCACAACCTGATTTGTGGAAACAGAGAAATCAACGTCTTCGATAAGTGTGTATAGGCCACCTCCGGTGGAGGAAAAGATCGAACCGGCGCGGAGGACCGGGGCGTAGCTCAGGTTTGGACCGACTGTCGAAGTGTCAGATGGAACTTGAACGTAAAATGTGAGCAACCCAAAAGACGATGGGCTTGTATTCAACTTGAAACCCATCTGGCGAGCAAGTCGGACAACGTTGTTATATTCTATAGAGGTCTCTAAAAACGACTCGTTTGTCTGATAATCTAAGTAAAATGACAGGATATCGCCGATGTAGGACACCGTATCCAGCATCAAAGAACCGAAAGACGCTTGATTAAAGTCCTTGTAGGTATCAGGATAGTATCTTTTCGCGTAGTTTTCCAGATCCCTGCGGATAGAATCAAAGTCGCGACTTGTATAATCAATTGGTTGTAGTTTTTTGGCCATAGTTTATTTCTCTAAATAGGTTGATCGACATCAATTTGCAGTAATGTTGATAGCTGAAGGGGCAATATAGTGAAAGATATCGAGACAGACAAGCTATTGGGGAACAAGTCTGGATTTTGTTCGGGAATTTGGAACTCAACTTTGTCTATCTGAATATAACTCAGGTATTTTGCTGTTTGCTTGCGAATATTGTTCTCTATTGTGGTGTAAGTGCTTGAGTCGTTTTGCTCAAACAAATACGCTTTAAGCCCAACTCCGAATCTTGGATCCATTATCCTCTCGCCAGGGACTGTCAGGATGAGCATTTTTAGATTTTGCCGGGCTAAATCTTCAAAGTTAGTGTTCAGTTCGTAGGGACCAAATACTTCGCTCACCACAAGCGGTAGCTTTGGTGATAATCCTGATGCCATGTTTAGGTCTCCTCCGTTTCAGCGTCGTCGTTACACTCGTTTGCTAGTGCGTTTTCTACACCACCATTTGAAACATTTTCATTTTGGTTGTCAATTTCACTTCTAAGTAGTTCTAACAGCAGATAAATTATACCCAGTGGGCCTGGTGGCATCATTAACATTCCAGAAATCGTTCCAGTAAAGTCAACGCCATCAAGGGATACACGCGGGAAGAAGTTCTCAGGGACTCCAGGGTTTCCGTCATCAGGAGGTGGCTGCAATGCATCGATGCCCGCTGTCATTCCCTCTTGCATAGCAAAATCAATCAGACATAACAGGAGCTTGGCCAGGTCCTCTCCGTTAAGAGTTGGGTCGAGACCTATTTGAGTGAGTGCTTCATTCACTCCCTCTGCGATGCCTGCTGAATCCATCACCTCTGCCAACGAATTAAAGGCAAAACCGGTACCAGTCTTGATGACCTTGGTGATTGCAACGTGAGGGTCTGTCAGTTCGACGACTCCCTTAAGAATATCAATAGGTGTCTTAATCAACATCTTGAGGATAAAGTCTCGGGCGGCGGAGTTGAATGCAGCTGTCTGGTCTTGACCTGTTGAGCTTGCGAGTGCTGCGTTGCTTGCTGGGCGTGACATATCCGGGTTTGCGTCAAAGTTGTTATCATTTGCAATTGTAGATATCAGAATGCTCATAACTCTGTCTTTAGGTGCTCGGAAGGCTCGTTGTAACTCTGGGAAATACTGCCCTGTCAGATAGAAGTTGTAGATCAATGGCACCAGTGAGATTGAGTCTGAATCAAACGTTGTTGAGAACCACCTTGACCACTCGTCATTGCTAAGAATGAAATCGACGTCGGTTGCAGAATAGTCAATCCCAGTCGAGTTAAGAATGTACTCTTCGGTCTCGATGGCGGCGTCTCGCGCATCTTCTCTTAAGGTTAACTCTCGATCCACAACGAATATCAGATCCCGGACACGCGTCAGGGACCATCGGCCGAGGGTACCATCTGTGGTGACAACCGTTGATGCATCCGGGAGGGGATCATATCCACCATCGCCAAGGAGGGCTTGATACAGTAAAATTGTGTTCTTTACTGTATAACTTTCGGGGCCATTAAGTTCACTCCAGAAAAACCGCTCTGCATTGGCGCGGCTATAACCCTCAAAAGCGCTAATATCGTTATATAGAAAAATCTCACTCAGATTAATCCATTGCGAGGATAGGACTGGAAAATATACAGCCTTTAGTTGGCTTGAGGTATTGCCAAAGATGCCGGCTGCTCTCTGAATAAGAGTGTTCATGTTGGCAAGTTCTGTTGCCCATTCGCCGCGGCGAGTGCTGTTGGCATTACCTAGATTTCCATCAACTAAAGGATTCGTCAGAAGGCCATCTGGCTTCGGACTCCAACCGGGACCACCATTGCTGGTTGAAGACAACGGCAGGCCGGCGTCGGTGAGAATATCATCAATGGCAAGGTTAGCAGTTGTTCCTAGTGTATAAGTCGGCATATCATTCTCTCTTTATGGCCCAACCATAGGCGGAATAGAAGGAGTTGAAAAATTGTCCTGTGAGTACTGCAGAAGTCCTTCTGATTCTGCAACAGGCGGGATAAGTGATGGTGGCGGTTCAGGTGGGCCGCCAGCTGGTGTATAACCCAGATCAATTAGCAAATAAACATCGTTTCCTTTTTTGAACCAGAGCTTGAAGTGTCTGTTAGAGTCGATTGGGTCACCAAGAATCTCCTCTATAGCTTCAGCGGCGGTTGGCTGCTCCAGCGTTGTATCCAGGCGGCCGTTGACCTGATATCCATAAAACTCAGGGCCCGAAGGAATAGGCGGGTTGAAACTGAAATCCACATACTGAAACCTAACCTGCGCGACCACGTTCCTCATTTCAACGTTTGCATACTGAGGATACAGGGCGGCCACCTCCGCTTGAGCTACACTGAGCACTGTAAACTCATCGTCGTCGATATCATTGCGTGCGGTGTATACCGATACCGCATTATTTGAGGTATTAATAGATACATGGCCGTTAACATATCTTAGTTGACTGCTGGTATATGGCGGATTGATTAGAGTAAAATCACCGGGGTCATATTCAATTGGGGCAAGGTTATTTTCTTGTCTTTGCAGAGTGGTTAAGTTTTCGTACGTTTGAGCTGCCTCCTCAGATGCTGTTGAACTGTCTGCATAAATGTTCTCAACTCTCAATGTCATTATCAATCCAACTTCAGGAATGTTCAGAACCTCAGCTGTCAATGAAGATTCCTCGATGCTTGATAGTATCTGACTGATCGCTTCAGGTGTATCGGTCTCGACTGTCAGGCCAGGAAGTGTCCGCAACACAGACTCATCAAAAGATAATTGGTTAGTGTTTGGGAGCGCCTTCCGGAGAGCGTTGTTGATTGCCAGCCTGCTGCGATCTATTCGATCTGTGATAATAAAGTCTAAGATCTCATCGAAACCAAAAAAGGTGGGTTCAGTAGTGACCGAGAACTCAGTGCCGTCAGGGATTGCAACGGTACCATCCTGATAGAGAATACCACCTTGGTTAACTACAGGTATTCTCTTAGTCTTCGTATTGAAATACGAGACCAGATCCAAGCGCACCACATTGCCCAATTGTGGGCCGTTCTGGTCAAAGTAAACTAGCAGTGACTGCAATATCTGACCTCTAATGAAGGCAAACACAAAGTTATCGCGATCGAGGAGACCGTCGATGTTATAGGCCGACAGAACAAAAATGTTCTTAATAATAACCTCAGCGATGTGGACCTGAACCAGGAGCTGATACATGCCGTATTTGATCACGTTTCTAATCTTAGAGCTTAGAGGGATGTCATCTGCACAACCCTCCTTATACTCATCCATCATCTGCTGAATAATTCCGTCTATATCGAGGAGATCACCTAGCTCAGATGGCGGGCAGTTTTCTGTCTGAGTGAAGAAGTTTAGCGACTGAAGTGTCGCAGCGTCAAAAATACCATTGTTTAAAACATAATCAAATGCATTATCAACAAGCTGACCATATGCTTGCGGGAAGTCACTGTAGTATACCTCCAGCCCATTCTCAGTATCAGGGGAATCCATTTCGCTAATGATTGCCTCTGCAAACTTATACACAAAGGCATTTGCGGTGTCACCCAGACTGTTAACCGAAGAGTCATTATATTCAATCTCTGAAACTGTTGCCGTCTTTGAGCCACCGATGATTTCGTCTTCTGCGTTGTTAAGGAAAAATCTGCGCAGATTAAAATCAGCGATCAGCTGAGGCTCTTCATAGTCTTCGGGCTTTGCAGGATACGTTATAGCAAGAGAGTTCGGGAAGCCTGAAGGAGGCGTACCAACCTGTTCTCCAAGACCTGTATTCGCATACGACTCAAGGAATGAATTCTGAAGGTTCTCCGCAAGGGGCTGAAACGCTGTTGTGGTGGAGGTTGCCTGCTGGTCGATGGCGAATGGTGCCTGCAGAGTTGAAGGGCCCCATTCAGGGTAACCAGGGTGATTATGGGATGGAATGTATATACCATTTTCTGTATCGTGAACACCATCGCCAACCTGTGGATCCTCTATTGTTACATCGAGGCGCCCATTAATTTGATATCCATAAAACTCAGGACCTGTAGGAACGTTATATTGCACATCGTAATTTTGATACCTAACTTGTGGCACAACGTTTCTCATCTCAGCGTTAGGATACTGGTTCATAATGAAGAGTTGCGCTTCTTCCAAAACATAGTATTCATCTTTATCATCTAGATCATTAAACGATAGGTAGACCGAAATGGCATTTGTTGTAGTATTGGTGGACACATGAGTGTTGACGTATCTTAATTGATTGCTAGTGTATGGTGGGTCAATTCGCGTAAAGTCGTTTATGTCATATTCATTGGCCGGAAGGCCGGCTTCTTGCCTCACAAGCGTCGAGTTCGGGGAAAAGATTGGCTCATCATCTTGATGTATAACGTAGCCCAATCCGCTTGGATCGTTGGCAGCGTTGACGTAGTAGTGGAAGTGCTGCCCACTTTCGTTAAGGGATGGCAGAAGGGAGATGTCATTCTCCTCCGCAAACCTAAACAGGAGCTGTAGATCTTTGTACGCGTCGGGTTCGCCGGCTGCAACAATATACGAACTGTAAAACCTCTGCGTCAGTGTTTGAAGTGTTTGAGAATCATACTCAAACGTCTCGGGGATTATGTAATCCCTAAGAGCATCGATAAAGTTTTGATTAAATTTATACGTTGTGAAAACCGGGTTTTCTATGTTTGCTGGGTTGTCCAGTCCCTGAATGTTATCAATGACGTTTTGTATCGCGTCTCTGAAGTTAGGGTCATTGGAAGCATCCGTTAGGGCGCCGGCCATTGTGCTGACGGTTCCAATTGCAGCGGCCTGGTCTGTGCCCAGAATACGAGCGATATCGACATCGCATTCTTGTAGTCTAGTCTCAAGATCGTCGAAGCCATCCTTCACATCCTGTAGGACACTCACAATTTTTTGCAAGAACTCCGGAGAGATGCCTGGACCCAGGTCTCTTTCTATACCTCGAAGCTCATCAGCATACTGAATACCGCTAAGCACTGGGGATTCATTTGCCTGAACTGGCTGCAGCATAATCTCCTTCACTGAATCACCAGAGGCAATAAACTGGAGCTGCACTGTTTCTGCCAATACATTGAATGTCTCTGGTACTGACTTACCGATTGTTGGATCTAGGAACTCTGAATCTGGGCAATCGAGATCAAGGTCTGGAAGATCAATCACCAGCCCGTCTTCTATAAGTCTTAACAGATCGTTGATATTTTCGTCATCAAAGATCCCTGCATCTAGACATACGTTGTCTTGATTAAGGGCATAAAGGTCGTTGGCAATTTGATTACAGAGGTCGGTTACGTCAACGCTTGCAGACAAGTCTTCAAAGAACCCTAGAATTTGGGTTATTGAGTCCAGCCTCTCGCCAACTACGGTATCTGAATACTCTGCATTGAAGTCCAATATCTTATCGAGTAGATCGGGTGGTGCATCGTTTCTATTCAACATCAGTGTGCAAATATCAATCGAGCTTAGTATAGATGAAAGGGCGCTCAGATAGTCCAGTGTCTGTTGGACCGAGAGGCCATTCTTCGCTGACAGTTGGTCGAGCTGTGATGTGGCACCTACCTGTGGTAGACCATCCAATTGCGGATTGGAGTTATCGTTAATAAAGCTTGTGATGTCGTTCTGACCATAATCGGTAGATCGTGGTGATGTAGTTGGGCAATTTTCCCTCAGCAAGTCGGCAAGCTGCTTGATGATCTCCAAGACAATCTGCTGAACTGTATCGATCAGAACTTTCTCGATTTGTTTCCACAAGTCCCCAGAGATCGTAAATGGCTTGAACTTCTCAAAATCAATTTCCGGCAAGCTAATTGGAGCGCGCTTTGGCAAGTCAGGAGGTATGTAAACTGAGGCTGCAGCACTTGTCAGAGCATTAGCTGTAGCACGGCCGACTCTTGCAGCGGCTGCAGAGGCGCCGAAAGTTAAGCACAAGAACGCTTCTTTTGCAATCTCATCAATTCCAAACTGTCGCATGATGTATGCAACTTTTGGGTTCTTCTTCTGAATTAGACCCAATGGGCCCTGTTCAATAACATTAGCGATGGTATTTGAAACATCTGCTGCAGTTGTAAGAGCTTTGACAGACTGGGCTGCAGCAACTCTCTTAAACACCTCTGGATTGTCAGCGACTTCCTGCTTGAGCTTTCTGTATTCCTCCGATGTGAAGTAATCCTTGAATCCTTTTTCCAACTGATCAACGTTATTGATATCTATAAGGCCCTGATCTGATGCCACCCGGAGGAGTTCATTGGTCATATCCTTCTTGGGTTGGAGTTGGAAGTTCTCTATCAGGTCTCCTGTGAGTCCTAGCGAGTCTCTAACCGAGTCATCGTTCAGAAAGTCAAAGAAAGAATACGGGTTTTGTGTGTCGATGTTACCCTGGAATGCTGTGAGCAGGTTCTGATAGTTTCTTAGGATCGCCAGAGTCAGCGGGTCTTTTAGTAGTTTGTTATTCTTGATGATCGAGAAGTAACCCACGCGCAGAGGCTGACTTTCAATCGAATCCTCGACGAGGAGATAATCTATTCTAGACACAGCAAGCTTCCCGCGCTTCTTGCCAAAAATTATGGTGATTGTATCAGCTTCGGAGAAATCATAGCTGGGGCTCTGGATCTTTGTCTGCTCAGACAGGATGGCCACAAGTACATTCAGAATACCCGTTGCCTGCAATTGCAGGGGACCAAATGCAACGTTGATGTCTATCTGTCCCTCAAAGCCACCATACTGTGTATCAAAGGACTTAAGACCATTGTTCAGAAGATTATTTTGGCTACCGAGTGTCCCAACCGTAAGTGTGGTCTCTGAAATCTCTCCTACGATGCTCTGTTGTTCATTGAAGAACGCCAGGTTTGCATCGAAGTCAGGCATCGTATCATTCGAAAGCAGTTCCTCCCTCTTTTTGTCGAAGTTATAAACAGATCTAAAAATAACGACTGTTTTGTTCGATGGAGGGAATGTCTGGTAGAATGATTCAACAGTGATAGAATCTTGGATATCGAGCACTAGTTGATTTGCTAAATCAAGATCACCATTGGCCTCTGTTGCAAAATATTCCTCATCATATAGGGCAGAGTAAAACTCAGGGAGGTATGATGTAATGAACTCGCGTGCTGCATCACGGATATTGGCGCTGTTGCCAACAATCTCGTCAGCACTATTGGCGCGGCCAACCTTCATTCGGACTTTGCTAGATTCACTTGACCGCTCATAAAACGGCACATTAAAAGTTTTACTTAGATATTTTTTTGTTATGATGGAAGTCATATCTTAATTAATTCGTATTGTTATATTTGCTTAATATAAATGAGCCGCCTAGTGGGGTCTTTGTCTCTGCTCCGCCTGGAATTCCGAGATAGGTTCTCTTGATCCCGCTAACTTTCTGCATGTGCAACATCAATTGCGCCTCAACATTTGCGAGGTTGTTAATGATGCTCTCAGTGGCAGAAGGGAGCAAGGTTTCAAAGTCCGGGGCTGTGAGTTGTCCGTAGAACGGAGATCTGTGAGTGTGGGTCATCAGGGCTTTTGTGAGTTGTCGGTTGTACTCCAAAAAGTTTTTGAATAGCTCTCTAAGGTCATGGACAGCATCACAGGTCTCTATCAAACACATTGTTAGGTTTGTTCCTTTTACCAGCGGTTGCATGTCACGATCATCGTTGCAAGCGATCAGGTCGATACCATAACCCTTTGTCGATGCGTTTGTGAGGTCACCACCCTGTGAGTTTTTCTTGTCGGTTCGAGTCACAAGTTTGATATTCTCACGCGCAATGAATCGAAGTGTGTCAGCTTTGAGTGCAACGGTGCTTCGAGGAGAGTCTGGTGTAGTGTTTCCAACAGTGCCTGCGGCCAAACCAAAATACGAATCAGGGTCAGACTTTTGTGAGACATAGATACGAGCGGCATCTAGTTTGAAGTTAGGATCGACTCGAAGCGCTTTGCCTCTTTTGTTGCGATGGCGTGCTCGATATCCCAATCGCCCCGCGACAATATCCACTGCGGCACAGTGTGTGTCCTTGGACCCCCCGAAACCAGACAGGATATTGCTTGGCCTATCTAGCCCCAATACAATTCCACAATTACCCTTGTGGGTCGCCATCTCTTCGTCTATTGAAATAAACTCAGGGGTATCAAAATCTTCTCTTGTGCCCTGGCCGAAGCCAAGAAACTCTGCCTGTTCTTGCTCTGACATGCCATCATAGGCCTGTCGTTGCTCGGGCGAAAGCAAACTTAAATCAATTGCTGGTTTTTTGCGCGATGCCATTAGCTAGTTTCTCCTATCTTATATCCTACAATACTTCCGGCAGCGAGAAGTCGCTTTGCCTCATTCTGCTCTTTAATACTCTCTGTTCCTTCACCGAACGAAAAGTGGAAGTGCTGGCCCGAAGCGGCGGAAGTTAATGTCGTATACTCGTCCTTAAATCTAAACGCCGAGTTGACAGCGCTGTATCCTTGTAGTATTTTTAGTATAGCTGATTCGTTAGCTTCATTAACTGGAAAAAATACAAAGTCTAAGGCGTTCCCAAGGACATGTCTGCTTGTATAAGCGCCCTTTCGGCCAGCTTTTCTAGCATCATCAATTACTTTGTGATATTTATCATTACCGCCAGTGGCTATTATGCCAACGCTTGGTAGTTGTTTCTTGATCTGCTTGAACACTTCTATGCCCACATCGGCCATCTTTGCTGTGATATCGCCGGCATTTGACAACTCACTGCCCTTCTCTCTATAACCTAGCTCTCTCAGGGCTGCACGGAGTTTGTCCGCGTTGGGTGTCTCTCCAGTAAAGTCAGGTCGATTAGCTGCTAAATTCTTGATCTCTCCAGAGAGAAGTTTCCTTTCTGGAGTGGAGTCAAGAAGAGGAAGGGGCGTTCCATTCTTGAATGCAGTGTCTAGACTTTGTGCTTGCTCATATCCTGCCAGTTGAACAGGAGGGCCGACGATGGAGCTGATCTTAGGCCCATAGAGAGTTCCTACGTCCTCATATATTACTCTAACTATAGATCCGATCTCAATCCCAATCTCGGTGGGGGTGACATCGGAGTAAACATCAGAGTATGTAGCGATGATTGGATCGTTGGTACCCCTAGGGGCTGGCCGTGGTTCAAGCTCAGGGATGTATACTTTATAAACAAATGTCGGATAATCAGCAGTCTCGGCGGCGTCGGAGCCCTCAGACTCCTCAGATTCTTGTGCAACCTTAAGGACATAATCCCTAAACAGTGCTGACTTATTTTTTACTGACGGGAATGTGATTGTTCTTTTCGCGATCACAATGCCCTCAAAGGAGTCCTTGTTCGCAAGGGCATCTCGACCGTAGGCCTCTTCTGTTGATAATCGCAGAAACTCAAGGGGGTCGGTTCTCCTCCGATCGGTGGAGGGACCGCCAGCGTCAGATATGTTGTTTAGTGTACCAAACGGTATCTGATCAAGTCTGAGTTTACCTGTCATCTTCTTTGTTCTCGTTCAGAAGATCAAACAGTTGTTCCTTGTCATCGTCAGTAAGACCAACATTTCCTGTTTTTTGTCTCTGAAGGATGGCTGCAAGCTTCACCATCTGCTCATTTGAACGTTGAAGATTTTCAACAAACTTTGCCGCCAGAGGACCAAACTCTCTGCGGTCGTGTGAGGAAGTCGCCATGTCGGCCATAACATCCATTAGGAGTGTTTTGGCCATGGCACGGTCTTCCTTGATGTTCTTGGTGGTTTCCTCGATGTAGGTTTCTAAACTTAGATCTCGCTGTTTTCCCATTTTACTTTGAACGTCCTATATCTCTTTCGGAGTTTATTCAAGTTGTTAACCACCTGCTTAGTGTTTAACCCCGTGATCTCCCGAAGGTATAAGTAAATAGCTTTTTTATTGAAAATTTCTATTTGATCGGCGGAGTCTAGCAGGATTCGAACAGCCATGAGAACCTTTTTCTCGTTCTCCTTAATCATAAAGGAGTCCCAAGTCTCTATCTCACTGTTGAGAGAAGTCCAAAATTCTATCTCAGACCTTTTGTCATAGTATGTGATCTCGTCAGAAACCAGATCCTCGTCCACTTCATTAAGAACATCCTCCATGAAGACCTCCGTCTGAAGGCGCTTCTTGGTTCTCTTAACTTTGTGAATAAACCAGTTTTTGGTGACGACTGAGAAATACGAAAAGGCCTTCGAGCCCTTGTTGGGGTCATACTTGTTTAGAATGGTTGTGAGCCAAACCTTGCAGTCAGCTCGCAAATATTCAATATTTGGCAGTGTCGTAAAACGATAGGTGTAGATAATCTTATCTACCATGTGATCAAACGCAGGCTGGATGTACTCCTCGTACAACTTAGATCGCAACTCCCTGTCATCTGTCAGGGCGTATTTAACTATTGCGTCCTCGTGTACCTGCGTAAAGTAATGATTTTTCTTGCTCTTCTTCCTCGGCATTTAATGCTTCCTCTAGTTCTTCCTCTAGCTCCTCGTCTATTGTGTACTCAAATACATCCCGAAAGTTCTGCATCTCATCATTGACCTGCCTAATGCGGTCGAGGAGTTCCTGTATAATAGGTTCTCCATGATATGAATCCATGCCATACATGTCTTTAACAAACACCTGAAATGCCTTTGTCATCAAATACAGTTCAGATATGGTGTCCGACAAGTACAAAAACTTTTGCAATAGACGAGTAACATACCAAGCTAGTAGTACATTCACTACGATTGAAATAGCAATTAAAACATAAATTGTCGACATTTATCTATCTTTATCCAATTTTTTTCTTTGCTGCTGCAATTCGTGTCGCGAATCTTCTATAAATCGTTCAGTTATTTGACCAACTTTTTTCTTTTCTGTTCCCGCCTTGTTGGTCCTGAACTGCGTTAGCATTTTTACTAACGTATCTTTGTTACCACACTCAGGGCAATCGGTTTCAACGTCGCTAGAAGCGTGACTTATGACGGAAATCTTATCGCATGTTGTGCAACGATATTGATATCGTGGCATTACTTCTTGCGTTCGAGGGTCCTAAGTCTCTTATCAATGTCAGTAAGGTGCTTCTCAAGCGATCTCGCCTGTTCGCGGAGGGCCTCACGGATCTGAGAGTCAACGAGTTCCGTTGTTTCAATCTTAGTAATAAAATCAGTCTTCTTCTTTAACATCTTATTCATCTCCTTCTAAAGGTAAAGTATTTTCTTCGACAGTGACATCCTCAAAGTTAACCACAGGAGGATTTGTGACCACTAACTCGGAATGGGAGTTGTCCTCGGGGTTGACCTGAAAGTCCATGTCCTGAAGAATTGGAACAATGTCGCTCTGCTCCATGAGTGATCGCTGGAGGGCCATCATTAAGGCCCCAACTGCTTGGTTTGATAGTTTCATTTTATGTCTCCTTAATAAAACAATCTTTGATTGCTTTCTTTGAATCTATTGTAGCAGACCAGCCAATATTTTTTAATTTAGCTGTATCCGCCTTTGTTGTTTTCACATCCCCTACACGTTCTGGGACGTAAGAGAATTTGACCTGATTGTTATCTTCTACAATTTGCTTTATGTCGTTCAGAGAAATGACGGTGCCGGAGCCGACGTCAAACCATTCTCCACCAAAGTCTTTATCATAGTTCATGCAGAATACATTAGCCGCAACGATGTCATCTACATGAACAAAGTCTCTGCTTTGTGTTCCGTCCCCGTCTAAGCGGAGTGGGAGACCCTTGCTAATCATCTCCATCCATGCACAAATAACTGTTGAGTAGGATCCACCATACTCCTGATCTTCCGAGAAGACGTTGAAATAGCGCAAGCAAACCGTGTCTAGTCCATATAGCTGCGAGTATAATTTACACTCTTGTTCTGAGATTAGCTTGTGAAGGCCATATGGAGAGTTCGGACCATCTCCATCACCTAACACTGCTGATGAGGAGCTGAAGATTACCCTTGCAACCCCATGGTTCTTAGCCCATTCTAGCAGGATGGATGTGACATAGGCGTTATGCCTGAATGTATAACTTGGCTGTTCTACAGAATAATTGACTCTTGGTAGCGCAGCCATGTGAAAAACGTAATCAAAGTCTTCATCAGGCAAGCAGTTGGCTATATCCTCTCCCTCTTTAAGGTCAATGCCGCGGATATATGTTTCCGAAGAGCAATTTTCTTGTAGATGGGAGAGCAGATGCGAGCCAATGTAGCCTCTGTGACCCGTGATTAGGATTTTCATTTTAGAGTTCGTTTTGCCATCTCTCAATCATGTCATCCAACAGAGTCTCGAAAGTGAACTCTGGTGTCCAACCCAAGACCTCTCTGGACTTGGAGGAGTCACCCTTGAGGTATTTGAGTTCCTCTGGTCGCATGTACTTCGGGTTCTGGACGACATAATCGCGATAGTCCATTCCTAGCTTGGTAAAGACTGTATCACACAGGTCTCTAACAGAGTGAGCTTCGCCGGTTGCAACGATAAATTCGTCAGCAACATCATGATTGACAATCATGTGCATGGCTCTCACATAGTCCTGGGAGTGTCCCCAGTCACGGTAAGAATCCATATTGCCAAGCTCAAGGTTTTCCTGCAGACCCTTTTTGATAGCCACGGCTCCCTTGACAACCTTGTTGGTGACGAAGTTAGAACCTCGGCGTGGGGACTCATGATTAAAAAGAATACCGTTGCATGCATGAAGGCCGTAAGCGTGTCTATAATGCCTTACAAGGTTGTATCCCATAACTTTAGCGCAGCCGTAAGGACTAACGGGATTCATGGGCGTTGTGAGCCTCTGGAAGCCATCGTCGTCGACGGAGTTGCCAAACATCTCGGAGGAGCTGGCCTGATAGAACTTAGCTCCGGGGCAGATCGTACGGTAGACCTCTAGAAGGTGCAGGACACCAAGAGCATTTGTCTGAATTGTAAAAGAAGGCATATCGAAGCTGACGCGGACATGACTCATGGCGCCAAGGTTGTAAATCTCATCTGGCATTACCTGCGATACGATTCTAACCAACGAAGGATAGTCTAGAAGATCTCCATAGTAAGCGTGGACGTTCTCTCCCAGACCGTACTTGTGGAGTCTGTGGTTCTGGTTCTCCGCGACCGAGTGGCGACGGACAATGCCGTGGACTTCGTATCCCAACGACAGTAGGTGCTCTGTCAAATAGCTGCCGTCTTGGCCAGCGATTCCTGTAATCAGTGCTTTCTTCTTCATTTCTTAAAAATCTCCAATTTTGTAAGGTCAGGCCAATCTGTAACGACCCATTTATGTGGCTTAGTCTTTATAGCTTCTGGAAGCTTTTCTAGTCCCAGCGAAGCAACCTCCGGTGTCATATAGTAATGAAGTCCGAAGGTATCAATGTTCTGCTCTCTCCACGGTATATCTGGTATTCTACCATCGTATGACATCTTTTTTAATTGGATCGCATCCTTTTCGTCATCTAAAAGAATGACACCACCACGACCAAGACTCAAGTGCTTCGCATACTGGAAACTGATACACATGAAGGATCCAGGGATGTAACTATTTCTTGTCCAGAGTACGGCTGCATCATAGATCGGCTTTGGCTCATCGTTTATCTTGTAGCAATCTTGCCATGCTTCGTCTCTCCATTCAAGGCCAATGTTTAATTTGTTAGCCAAGAATGGAACTGACAGGTATGTTCTTCTCGGAACATTTATCTTATCGAGCTTTTGGTATCGCACACAAAGTTCTATGCCATGCGTGCAACTGTCCACTGCAACAGCGTATGGGCAGCCAAAAAACTCGGCCAATTGATTTTCAAACTTTCTTACGGGCTCAAAACTCATTTATCTATCAATCCTTTTTGTTCAGCAAACTGCTTAATACCGTAATTCCAGTATATATGATCTAGAGTCAAGTCTTTAGCTAAGTTGTAATTCTCTTCTACCACGCTCAGCTTGCTGTTGTAATGCTCTTCAGAGACAACGTTGGTCAGAATATCTTTCAGCTCGTCTATCGTCTGGAAGAACAAGACACCTTCGGTATTATAATAATCATGAATGTTCGAGCCTTCGTTGCCCCAGTATATGGGGATGGACCCACAACAGAACGCATCATTGACCTTTTCGCTGGCGTATCCGTTTTCTTCATTCTCAACCACAACATGGTATCGATAGTCTGCTAGACCCTCTGTTTTTGTTTCAACAGGATTGTATTCTCTACCATACACATCCATCACATTAAGATCCTTCAATTCCTTAACGATTTCGTGTCGGAAGCGATGACCTTGGGTCACAGCCGCCGCAGAGAAGATAGCAGATGCCATCTTAGACTTATCGTACATCTTTCTGTCTTCTTTAGGAATCCAGATCTTTGGCCATATTGGATAGTATACAAACTTATCAGCATTCGCTGCCATGTCCTTGTTATGTGTCATGATCAGGTCAAAATATGAATGATTCTGGTATACCCACTTGTATGTCCCGCCTGCAACCGTAATCGGCTCAATCAACAATGCAATTTTATATTTACTATGGTGATGCGGTGCGGACCAGCAGGCCACATCGGCATACACCGTAATATCTGATGGCTGGTCTGTGAACAGGTCGCCATAGACACTTGGACCCAACGACCTTTCGGCCAAACGTACTTTTATATCATACATCAATAAATTCCTTATCTAACTCCTGGCCATAATATGGGCCAGTCTTATATTCGTATACAACTGTATCATCCTCAAGGCAAAGGTAGTTGTGACCACCTCTAAACGATATGGTGCAATCCCCTTGTCCCAATGTTTCCTCTGCGAGAAGGGTCTGATCAACGTCGTACAGAAACACTTTTACAGAGCCCTTGACAACAACCCAAGACTCTTGTGTTATGTTGGCAACCTTGTTGCATTCAATATGCTGGTGTGCCCTGAAAGTCTTCCCTTCGTTTAAACGAAAGACCGATACTTGTAAGAACTCTTCTTCGGGGCTTAGATCGGTTCTTTTTTCAGCGATCTCATCATACCGATTGATGGTATGCATCAGAAGGCCTTCTTCCACTTTTGAAAAGATCTTTTTCACTTTTAATCCTCAAACTTGTAACTAAAATATTCTATATCATTTTTGAAATATTGTTCAACCATATCTCTAAGTTCATCGTCATAAAAACAGTCGTATGATGGCATATTGTCGGTGTTGAACTCTTTCGGAGGCAAGTCACTAACATTTACCTTGTTTTCAGTCTCTAACGTCTTGTTGGGGTTACGGAAATCTCTCACATCAATACCAAGATGATCACACACCTGATTCATACCATCAGCGTAATCTTCCAACCTTACAATCTGGTCGAACTTCATATCTCCCAATTCACTAGTCTGACTCTGGAGGTGTTGCTCCAGATACTGGTCTGGAGTGTCGCAAACAAAGTTTACCAAATCTCTAAAGGTAAAATCTTCGCTGTTCATGTTCTGCTGCCGTATGTCAATGGGCCATGTGGAATTTTTCCACCAAACAGCGACCTTCTTATTTTTGTAATAGCTGACAATTCTCTTCCAAGGATTTCTACACACTATAAACCTATAGTAGTCTGGATACAACTCATCAAGTTGTGTTGTGTTAAACTTCGGGGCGCGCTGGCCCAAAAAAACATGTGGATTAACCGAGTCTGGATCGACGCCCATTGTCTGTAAGTACCACCTTTTTACGGCGGTGCAGCCGGCTTTGGCATTCCAGCACACTATAAATTTCTTGTGTGGGTTGATCAAGGGGTAAAGCATCTTGTCTCTCTTCTTTCTACGCTGTCAGTGCGGCCGGCACTATATTGATACCTGCTCTCAATAGTGCCACAGAGCGGTGGAGGCCATCAATCAGATGACCCTGTTGGTTAATAATTATGTATTTGTCTTGATGTGGAGGGTCTAGATAGGCAGCGTCAGTGTTCAGAATCTTATCAAACTTATCAAACATATACTGCATTTCCAGATGCTCTTCATTGATAGCAGCACGAGCCCATGTAATGTGTTTACACTTCTCTAGATACTCCTCATACGGCTTTGTGTTCCCAAGCGCATACTGGAAGTGTGGAGTATCTTTTATCAGAGTTGGCTCTAACGACAGGATTCTTAAGTTCTGTCGATCCACCCGATTAACAATCCCATCACGGATATGATTAAGATCAACTGTCACAATCTTGTGCGCAACAGAGTGATAGCCAGGTGGCCACCAACAGTCTGCACTCAATGGATTTGTGGTGATACTTTTCATTTCTTCTCGCAAACCACATTCAGAGCTAAGTGTAACCCACTTTCATCCATGTGTGGAATATACGCTCGGGAGTAGTCATCATATCCTTCTGGCAGAAACTCGCGCCAATCATATCGTTCGACGTTCTGGAACCCGTTATCCAAAAGCATTTTCTGGAGGGACGAGAAGTCATAGGATGTTCTCTGGTAGATCACCTCATTGAGGCCGGCTTCGTTAACGATCTCCCAGCGGCCGAACAAGGGCCCTAGAAGGCCTTGCGCGTCGAGGTCCTTACCGTTTGTCAGGTAGTTCTCTACCATCATCTCAAAGTCCGCTATGGACGTCCTCAGCAGACCACCAGGCTTGAGGACCCGGCGCCACTCAGCCAGGACATCAACAATCTCATATCTATCAAAATAGATAATGACGCCACAGGAGTAAATTTCATCCACGCTCTCATCTTCAAAAGCTGACAGATCCTTAATATCCATCACTTGATCCACATGATCTAGGTGGTCTTGATCAATATTAACAAACCCCGGCAGATACCTGTGGCCACTTCCTAAATGTAATCGGACTTTATTACTCACCCTTTACGGCTCCAATAATGTTTCCATCAATCCTAATCGTATCGCTCTCATAGTCTGCGCCGCCTCGGAGGCCTTCGCTGAAGACAATAAACTCGTTATCAACTGTAATGTTCAGAGCGTGGACCTCATATGGAGGGGTTGAGAGAATGTCACCCTCGTTAAGCACTATACACTTTGCATCGTCAAGAGAGTCTAGATCGGCATACCAATACTCCAGAGATCCCTTTGTAATCAGCATGTGCTGTGTTGAAACCTCATGGTAGTGGTTTCCTCTAACTGCGCCGGCATTTGATCTGATGATAGCAACATGATCAATGCCACTTTTGTAGAAGATGTCGGCAATAACTCCTCGATCATCTTCATGCCTCTCCAATGGGGCCTCTACATTTTCGTAAACGTTTTTCTTTTGCATTCGTAAATCTCCCTAAAAATCACTAAAAACTAAAAACTTAATCTCAGGATTTATCTCATTCAGCTTCTGCTTAATTTTGTCAGAGATATTCCATGACAAGATTATTGCATATACTTCGCCATACTCAGCGAATACCTCATCTCCACGAATGGGGATACTTGTTAGCGGCGTGAGCTTGCCCTGCTTGTATTCGGACGCGTCAGTTACATAATCAATCACTGAGTTATCCAGATTTAACAGCGTTAGGAATGTGTTTCCCTTGGCTGCGGCCCCCACAGCTACCAGAGATCCTCCGGCGGCTTTGATTTCATAAATCCTCTTCAAGAAGTTGAACTTCGACTCTTGCAGTCGGCTTGATAAATTCTCATATGTACTAAGATCGTAGAGTCCAATATTCTCTTCCTCTTCGATCATGGTGCGCACCAACTCAGACTCTTCGGCTCCAGTCTTCTGAGCGTATACTCTCAAGGACCCACCGTGATAATCGACCACCTGAACATCCACAATCACCATGTTTGCTCGACGAAGCATCTCGCGGGCTGCCTTAACGGTAAGGTATGTAACGTGCTCATGATAGACCTGATCGATCTTCTCTGATTCGATCGAACATTTCCAGTAGGGTGCCTCAAATACGAATGTACCGTCATCGGTCAAGAGTGCCGAGGCTGCTTTAGCAAAGTCAACAGGATCTTCAGAGTGATTAAAAACGTTATTTGCTACCACCAAGTTGGCATGACCATGTTCTTCCAGAACAGACTCGGCAACTTGACTATCAAAGACGGCCACCCTTGTGTCAATACCGTTTATTGTTCGTGCAATCTGCGACACATGAGGTGATGCATCAATACCAAGTGTTCGGGCGCTGCGGTCGTCCTCGAACTGCTTGAGCAGGAACCCGTCATTGGAACCGACCTCAACCACAAAAGAGCGGTCGGGTAAAGATATGTTGTCAGATACCTCCAGACAAAAGTTAATCCAATGTTTCTTGGAAGTGTTAGAGTTGGAGGATGTATAGGAATATTCATATAGTGATGCATATCGATCAACCGGTTCGGTTTTAGATAGAGTCTGTACGTTTCCGCAAGACTTGCAAAGCACGCACGAAAGATTATAGGTCACCAAAGGATCGCACCTCTTATCCACAGGAACAAAAGTATCAGCGTAGGCGTGGGCTCCTAGATCTAGGATGCACTCCAGTTCAGTCGACTGGCAAACAAGGCAGTAATTTCTTCTCAATTTAGATCTCCATAAATTTTATTGTATATAACCTCTGCAACCATGAAGTCAAACTCAGTGTCAATGTCAACCGACTCAATTTCGTCTAGTATTTTAAAGGTAGGGTTTGAGGTAACCACATTGCGGCACCCTATCATGTCTTCTTTCGATACAATACAAACTCCGTAAGTTACAGCATAGATATCAGGAAGATCCTGGCTGTTTGGTGAGTTTTCTACATCGTAGTTAAGCGGCTCACCATCAAGCCATAAATGATGCTTGACAGGGGATACTGTCACCAAGTTGGTAACTTCTGCATCCTCCTTGAAGGTTTTAATACAGTCGTGATAGGTCTCTAGTGAAATAAGGGGACAAGTCACTGGACTATACATAAGGTATTCGCCGTCGATCGATCGGCCTAGGTCCTCAAAAAACTCAGAGTTTGTGGCTTCTGAGGAAGCATAATATTCATCACGGCGGTGTGTATCGACACCAAGAGATGCCGCAAGCTGAAGCATTTCGTCACAGTCTGAGCTAACAACGATACTGTCAATCGAGCTAACTTGCTTGAGTTGCTCAATCTTAATCTGTAACAACGTCTTGCCAGCAAACGGCTTAAGATTCTTATTCTTTACTCTTACGGAACCCTTACGCACCGGGACTATGGCCGTGATTCTTTTTTCTGTCACTTGAGACGCTCCAGAACCTCAGTCCAATTGTTGGTAAACTCAATGGCCTTATCATCAATATAGTATTGAGCGCGCGGCTTTTCGTGAGTAATCTCTGCCACCAGATCACGAACCCCGTGGTCCTGCAGCCACTCATCAACAAGTTCGTATCCAGTCTTGCCGTCGACTAATGGACGATCGGGACGAACCTTTGCAGAGAAAACAATAATGTTCCAATCCTCAGACAGTGTGCGAATAGCATCCAACGCTCCAGGCAGAGGGTCACCATAACAAGTTCCATCGTGCCAACCCTTATCAAAGTTGTGGATTACACCATCAAAATCAATAGCCAAATTATTGAGCTGTGTCTCCATGCCAGGAGGAACGTGCTGATTTAATGTCTCCACTTCGGACTCAATGCCCAACTTTTCAAAACGGCGCTGCTGTGCCTTAGTAGAAATTGCAGGACACATGAAGCCAGCACCATGAATAAGCTCGTAGGTCATCGTTAAAGAGAGCATCTCAGAAGTATGATAAAACTTTGCATGCTGAATAATCTGATTGACCTTTGGGTTGATTCCCTTTTCTTTTGGTTGCGCAGCCCATAAACATGCAGGCATTCCGTTTTCTGCGGCCCAGTTTAAAGCAGTCGACAAACAATCAGACGATATGCCATTAGTTGAACAGGAGATGCCGATAGCCAAACATTCGCTCAGATCTAGACCTCTTGTTCGGATATCTAACCAATTCATAATCCAATCATTGAAGTTGGTGTCTCCCTGAATTGATGTGACGATGACTCCGCCTCCGGGGGCGAACACATTCTTGTCTGTGAGTCGTGAATGATCAATAGCAGCGTGCTCTGCTACGCCCATGTTGCCACCGTGGCCAAAAAAGAACACATACTTCGCCTTGTTGTATGCCTCCTGCAGTTGGGTATACTGCTCGCTACTAACAATAGCTCGGTACTTTCTCTCAAAATCTTCAATATCTAACATATTCTTAAACCTTTGTATTCATTTTACAGCATGGACTAATATTTTACAGACTAATCGACAAATAAGTTTGCCAAATCTTCATACTTTTCGTCCTGTAGGAAGGTCTCAAAGATGGGATCAACAACTATTCTATCGTCCTTTAGATACATATTGTGCTTGAAGTATCTAAAAGCACTGTCTGGATCATGTCTATCGGGACCATCATACTCAAGATTGATAAAGTCCTGCTTTCTTTTATCAGTCCACTGACAATTATAACCATCATAATACCCTTGTCCACCCTCTAAAGCTGCACTACGGTAAAAATCAATGCCTACTATGTAAAGTTCCTTCAAATCTGACGATAATAAGTCGATTATGGCAGAGAATCCTGTGTTGGGTCTGGAGTTGGTTGACCTCTTAATCTCCCAATATGGGTCCTCTGGGAGGGTAACAGTGGAGAAATAAGGTATTGTTTTTAGCACCGCAACGTTTTGTGCCATGCGTTCTTGGAAAAACCACTCGTTTTTTGGGTAAGACGAGGATAAAAACTTAACTCTGTTTCTAACACAGGCCTGAACCATCCTGTGAGGAGGGTCATCTAGTGTAGCGTAGACCACATCGGTCCTACTACCAAGGTATTTCTGATATTCTTCCTCAACTTCCAGCATGTTATTGACGCGGACAACCACATCACACGCATCTATTTTTGCGCCGTTCTCCTGCATGGTGGCAGTCTTTGACGGCCCAACGACCGCAACGGTCTTGTTTTCTAGGTATTTCTTATAGTTGAGTTCACTTGTCATCGACTTTTCTTATCTCCTCTTCGTCTTTGGCGACCGTGGTGATAATTCTATCGTCGCTAAACTGTTCTATCCAAGGGAAGTGCGCATCTGTTGGATAACAATACCTAGGATCTAGGACTAGTGTTGGTGGGAATTCCTTAAGCTGACGGTTCCAGTGAGATTCATCGTGCCACACTGCCATGACACCATTCTTGTCATCAGTGTCGATTCGTGCCTTCATCATGCGGGCAGCCTCTAAGTAAAACTCTGGTCGTCCTCCCTGGACTCCGCCGCAATAATAAGGGTGATACATCTGTGGTGGGACATAAGCTGTCGAAATTGTTCTTCGCTCAAAGGTGCCATTGCTTCTTCTATAGAATCCAGGGTGCTCGCATGCCACAATATCGGCCACTATCTCCTCTCCAATTGGCTTTTCAACGTTCAAATCGACATCTAAGTAAAATAAGAAGTCATAATCCTTCAAAGCATCTTCAGCTAACAGAAAATAATGGTATCTATACAGTGTATCTCCAGGGAATCCCTTTCTTTCTATTTGATATTTCTTTACGTTCTCGCCAAATTCTTTGTCGCTGTCCGTGAAAAGAAAAATATCCACCTCATGATCTGTCATGAAGTTCTCGTTTAGACTCTTGTGGAGGTTTTCTGCTAGTTCAACATACCCCCCTGTCGCAACGTTTAATACTGCTACTTTCATCCCATCACCTCCCAAGTTGGTGGAATTATCTCATGATCCTCAAGGTGAGCGTTCTTTGGGCCATACCACTTCTTTGGAGCGATAACTCTCTTATTCTCGTTTTGGTTCAACCAGGCGCCCCAGAACGAGAATGTGGAGTTACCAATGATATTGTTGTTAAGCAACGACATGAAATACAGGTCTACAACATCCGTCTCGCCCTCGGTGAACCTAACATTCTTGATCTTGTCTCCGAAGGTGAGCTTACACCACTCAATGTCGTCGCTGAAAAACACAAACGTGCTGTCTTCCCCAAACGTTGATGTGGCCTCAATATAATATTCTGGTTTCTGCTCATAGTGATACTGGCTGAGTCTTGGTGTCAGGAAGTCGCCGCGCCTAACGTGGACAGCAACTGTGTTATCGAGCGCTAGAATATCAGCGTATTTAGACTCAATGTGTGCCTTGATCTCTGCTGGAATGGAGAAGGCCTCTAGGATCAACTCTCTCTGGTGTTCAAAGTACTTATACGATTGAAAATACCCGTCTAGACACAGATCAGATGCGTATGGCAAGTCCTGATGCTTCCAGCTTCGTTCTCTGTACAGGTGCTTGCAGAAAGATTTGTCGCCTTCGATATTAAGGTTTCTAAATATGGTGTCCACATACGGGCCAAACCAATCTCTGTTCTGCAGATCAGGGAAAACAGCTTCATCATTATTATCTGCAGCGTGAGCTAGCGTGGCAGCGATTGTAAATATTTGGTTTCCCAAACCAGCGAGATAGTGTCCATCAATCTCACTAGGGCCCTTAACGTGACATGTTATCATTTGTTCTCCAACTTGTCATATTTGGTTTTTGATCTTATCTCATGCTCTAGTCTTAGCTGGAGTGAGTGATCCGTCTTGTGGTCGTTTAGTGGGTTAGATAAGTTATAAACATACAGCATCTTCTCAACGTGGCGGCTTTTGTCTGCGCCACACATCTCAAGCATTGGAAACATAAAAGATAAATCCCATGCCATTCTATAGAACTCTCCCGTGGTATCCTTTAGGTCTTCTATCTTAATCTTTGACCACAAGTGGTATTTGAACGTTCTAAGGTGTGAAGAGCACCACTCACTAACTCTATATGCACTGTTGTGAATTACGGCTGGTGGGATCTGTCGGGCGAACTTCCCTCTGGTACCCTTGGGATACTCTATGTAGCTGCCATATGTAAGCCAGCAATCCTCACGATTATAATAATCGTTTAAGTACGACAAGACATCAGCTGATGAAAGCCAGTCGTCTCCGTCAAGTGTTACAATGATATCCTCTGGTTGGGGGTTGGCCACAAGGATCCCCTCATAAATGTTTCTGAGGGCAAACTTCTTTTCCTGGTTTCTGACCAGAACGAATCTGTCGTCTCCGGCGATCTCTTTCTCAATGATTTCTGCTGTGTTGTCCGTTGAGATATCGTCCACCAACACACATGTAAAATTGTCATAGTCCTGCTTTTTAACAGATCTTATATTAAACTTAATCCAGTCCTGTACATTGTAGAATGGAACCACAATGATGAATCGATTGTTACTACTCACCGGTCACCCCCAATATTGTGTTTGTTATTTCGTCTCTTTTCTCGGTCATACAATCGATCAGCTCCAGGCCCTTGAGCGCAAACCACGGCTCGCTACGGGCTCCAACAAGCTTATTCAACACAACACTCATGTTCATCATTCTAGCCTCTACACAGACCCTAGAGAGCGTCTCAGGGGTCTGTGGGAAGAAGACAAACTTACGATTCTTACCGAGCTTGTTAAGGAATGTTATGTAGTCTTTATCCGAGACCAGTTGATACTTCTCATTTTTCGCCAAACAATAACGAACGGCATCGCTTGTATTCTTATGAGGGATGACTGAATCCAGAACAGCTACAGTATCACTCTTCTCTTCCTCAGCGATGGTTCGCATGTGTGCTAGGGATTCCAGGTTCCACATGTTTCCCCCCAGATTGACTAGGTTATCGAGGCCAGTGTTCTTTTGGATGATATCAAAATGAAATTTAGACTGACAGAATACAGCCTTGGCTTTCTGATACAGCTCTAGATTTACAACATGATCTTTTGGTGCGAGGAAGTCTGCATACACAGCAGGATTTCTTGTTCTAAGATACTTGTGATCATGTTCATAGATCACATACTTATAATTTTTTATTGCCTGCAACGTTGTTGGCGGCATGTTTAAGAAGTTTGATACCACATAGCAAGTATCTTCTGTGAGTCGGTCCGCGTAGAGATGATGACTATGGATTCTTGACGTAGAATACCCTTTGCTCTCGATCTGATTTTTTACTTCAAAATCGTTAAGCTCTCCGCCGCCAACAAGCTGATCCACAAAGACATCAGCGACAAACGTATAATCACTCATATTCCTCAATGCCGTCTTGTAAGTCCACAAGCCAGTTGTTCATTTGCTCCGCATCAGGGTTGCCAATCCCCACAGCCTCAACAAAATCATTATAGATCTTCTCTTCTGTAAAGTTCTTCAGGATGTGATTCATGAGGGTGGTTGCCTCTTTCTTCCAGTGTGTCTCTTTTTCCAAACACTCATTGAGTGCTCTCTTGAACGAAATCTCCTTCGGGAAAGCCCAGCTGGAATCTTTCTGAATGATACCCTCCCACACTGCGTCGTGCTGGACTGGTAGGATATCGTAATCTACTGTGAGAACTCGTGGAACCTTCTTGCCCTTTTTGTTTGGCTTTGTAATAAAATCCATCTGACCAGACCAAGTGGTTGTGATGAGAGGAAGGCCATTATAAGCTGCTTCGAACAATGGAAGACCATAACCCTCGCCATGGCCAATGTTAATCAGTGCCTTCATTGTGGGGTGCTGGTAGAGCCAGGTAAGTTCTCCAGGAGACACTTCGCCGTGAATTAGGTATACCGTGCACTTCTTTTCCCCAAGCATGCTGAGAAGGTGAGCGAGACGATTCTGCGTGAAGGTCCTATCCATAACTGAATCGGATGCCGTGTTTGTCTTGATAACCAGACCAACGTCTTCGCGGTCTCTAAAGTTCTCAACAAACCATTTAATGGTGTTTTCCAGGTTCTTTCGAGGCCCCCACTGAGATACAATCAGAAAGTTGTTGTCTGTCTTAAAATCGATATTAACCTCAACTGGGTCAGCAACTCGAACAGGGTAGTTTACAGCCTCAATTGGAACTTGCACACCCCAGTTTTCCTGCTTGTTACCATTCTGATCCTCAACATTGTATGTTGTCTGCTCAAATACTCGCTTGGAATGGTTTGATACAACGATAACTTTGTCAGCGGCGCTATTGGTCTTGTCAATCCATTGGGGAGATACCTTGGTCGTTTCAATTCCAGCAGTATACCCAATGTTGATCGGAGCTATCTTTTCAAACTCGTGCGGCACTGTGACCTGCAAGGACACATCAAACGTGCCGCCACTCTGAGTAAAGGCAGCCGTCCTAAGCAGAGTATCTTGAATCCACTGTGTTTCCTCGGAGGTGTCGGAGACCTGTCCCGTTCTCCCCCATGGTGTGTTGATCATGAAGATCTCATACAAATCTGGTCGGGAACGGAGCGCTCGAAGAGCGAATCTAGACTGTTCTCCGTACCCAGATCGTGACAGGAGAGGTCCTCTAACTAAAATTCTTTTTAACATCAAAATACCTTTACTTCATAAGAACTATAATTTTTACGGTCGGCCCAGGAGCCGCTCTTTTCAACGATTGAAGTGAAAAGATCATCCCATCTCTGGGTATAAGTATCAAAATTAAACTGTTTCTGGGACCATGCGCGACCCTTTGCACCAAGTGCAGTGCGTTCCTCGGGTGTCATTTCATAGAGCTTGACCAATGCATCAACGATTTGCTCCTCGCTGATACGATCTTCATAGATAAAGGGAACCTGCTGAGACCCAATGACAGCCTTTGAAACTGGCTCAAGCCCAATGCCAAAGAACTCTTCGCCATCAGTCACCTGATCCTGAAGACCACCTGTCATCGTGACGATAATTGGCGTGCCACTAGAGAGGGACTCTAAAGTCGAAAGACCAAATCCTTCAGCATCTGAAATACAACATGTGACATCTGCCATGTTGTACATTCCGGCCAAATCCTTGGACTCCACTTTATTCTTGGAGAACATTACCTCTCCGTTTGTCAGACCTAGCTCGTTAATGATAGCCTCTAGATCCTGTCCATGTACATCCTTGGTGTCTGTATGCATGATGAGGACGGCCTTGTCCTGTCCTACTCTATCTAGGAACGTCTTGAACCACCAAATTAGACTGCCAGATTGCTTCCGGCGTGCGTTGCGGCTGTTCCAGAAAATAACAAATTTGTCGTCAAGGCCCTTTTCCTGTCTCCACCGTGTCACTGTCTCTTCGTCATGCGGCTTGAAAATATCTCCATCAACTGCGTGCGGAATATAAGTGGAGTCCGTGTTGGGCGCCACCGTCTGAACAATGTCGTATGTCAGCTTTGAGATACATGCAATGTGATCATTTGAATTGTAGAATTGCGCGTTGAAGCTTGGGTAAGGATAGTTATCCCACACATGATAATAAACCATCGGAACATGGGGTCGGATCTCATTTTCAATGGCCCATAGCCAATCATAAAAACGAGGATCCGTCATAAACCATAGAATGTCTGGCTTCTGCTGCTGAATCATAGCTCTAACCATATCTTGGTTTCCATATCCATCAACTGGCCAAATAATCCAGTCGTCTCCCCACTGCTCAGTTCTCTGAGGCTGGTGTTCTGGATGCTTGATGGCACCACCAAAAGAAACAAACTGGTACTTACCAGTCTTCAACATTCCTTCGATCATGTATTTTGTTTGGGTTCCGACACCACTCGGAGATAGCGGATGATCGCTAATGGTGAAAATCTTAATCTTATCTGACATTTATTTTCCTAACTGCAGTGTTCTGTATTGTACAGTGAACAGGGATACGGCTTTCGACAGTTCAACTTGTTCTTGATTGTGAAGCCTTTTTGGATATTGTATATGGCTTGATACAGAAGTTTAAGGGCGTTTTCAGTTTTCTTTGGCCCACTAGTTACTCTAAATATTTCCACACGATCCTTTTTGGCCGTTCTCTTTAGCAATGCAAAGTGTGTTTCTACCTTTTTTGGATCTAAGTTGTGCTTTTGGCAGAAGAAATGCTTATACAATGTTAGCTGATACGTCACTAACTTTTCTGCCTTCTTCCTAGAATCCCAACCCCAAGAGCATGTTTTCCAATCAAAGATGTGATATGTATCACCTACCTTAACTACAGCGTCGACAAAGCCCTTAAAATTATATCCAAAGTTCTCAATTTCTTCGTATAACAATTCTTCAGAGGAGTAGACTTCATAGTCTCCAAAGTAATCATCCAGAGCGTCCTCTACCTCGGCAAGGATCTCGGGACCTGCTGTTCGCATTTGCTCAATGTTGCTTTGGTTTACTTCAACATTCTTTGCAGCCAGTTTCTGAAGTTCCTTTTCAAAACCAATTTGAAACACCTGTTCTTGGTCGATGTTCTCACGGAGAAGCTTCTTTTCACAGACATCGTGGATGGCTGATCCGAAAGCGGTGTATTCATTACCTTCAAAAGAAGCGACCTTTTCAATCCAGCTCTTCTTGTGGTAATGCGGGCAGTGAGCCCAATCTTTTAATTCAGAGTACGATATGTGTGTTTTTTTATTCGTCATTAAGGACTGCTACAACTTTCTGGTACAGGACCGGACTTACACTTTTAACAAACTCTGGACTCTCTGTAAAGTACTTTTCGAACCCATTGGCAAAATATTCTTGAATTGATGTTGCGCCATATGGGGAACAAAACAGGCCCATAGTAAGATTTAATAGCGTTGGATATCCAACAACATTTGCCAAAAAGTTATCGAATGCCTCATTGTACTCAGTGTTTGCATACATTCTTGCTGGCATTTGTTCATAGCCCTCGGCCTGCAGGAGATGATACAGTCGTTTTCTTTTCCCTATGAACTCCATGTGCATCCTTTCATCGTAGATGAAATAAGGATCGTCGGACTCAACAGCGTGTGCGACCTCATGCACGAAGTTTTCAATCATATCGTCGTTGGTTGGTTCTGCCAACTTCATGTAAATTGCACCGTCACTATAGGCAGCATTACGACCGTCTAGTATCGGATTGTCAGCGATATAACAAACCTCAACGTTTCGCATGACTGACTGAGGCAACATTTCTTCAATGTCTGCACAGAACTGTGGGATATCTACTTCCGGCTCTGTCTCTCCGAACACAAACACAGGGATGTGGTAGATATAATACTCACGGCTAAACATTATTATTCTTGTTCTCTACAGCCTCAACATCTGTCAAGGCCTGCTCATATCCACGAAGGAAGTTTTCTTCTGCGATGGCGAGCAGGAAGTCCGGGAACTCTGCAGCGAATACCTCAACAGCCATATCGACTGTTATATCCTCATCGGCGGCGAGGCGTTCCCCGATGTAGTTAACCACCAGCTCCTTAAGGCCGGTATTCGAAGTGATCACTCCGGTTCTTACAGTATCAGTATATTCCATTTTATTCTCACAAATTTTCTGCGGCGAACGAAGCGACCCTTGATCGTTCTCCCTTAAGGAGTGTAACGTGTGCAGCGAGTTCAAAATCCTTAAACTTTTCAACCGCATGGGTCAATCCGTTTGTTGTAGCATCTATATAGACGTTATCAATCTGCTCTACGTCACCAGTCAAAATAATCTTTGTTCCTTCACCAACTCTTGTTATTATAGTCTTTAATTCGTGAGTTGTCAAGTTTTGTGCTTCATCAATAATAATAAAAGCATTTCCGATCGAGCGACCACGAATATAAGTAATAGCTTCAATCTCTATTGTACCCTTTTCCATGTAAATATCAAGGGTCATTTTATCATTGCCCATAAGGGTTTGCAGGTTATCTTGAATAGGCATCAACCAGGGGGACATCTTCTCCTCCATGGTTCCAGGCAAAAAGCCAATATCCTTTCCAAGCGGCTGTACGGGCCGAGAAACGATTATGCGGTTGTAGTCGGCCGATGTATCGTCCAAGGTCTGTGCAAGCCCTGCAGCGATGGCACAGAGCGTCTTACCACTACCAGCTTTGCCGATCACAGTGAGAACTTCGATGTCAGGATCCATCAGAGCGTCAAGCAAGAATGACTGCTCCTTATTGCGAGCGCGAATGCCCCAAACACCACGACGGTCTTTGTGCAGCTGTCTAAGCGGTGTGTTCTCGTTAATAAATCTTCCGAGTGCTGTCTTTTTCTCGTTTGCATTAGAGATCAGCATGACATACTCATTTGTCCTAAGATTCTTGCTCTCAAGATAAACTTCTTTTTTCTCATAGAACTGATCAATGACCTCATCATCAACCAGGACTTCAGAGTATCCCTTAAAGATCTCCTCGCTGTTGCCAACTATCTGTTGGTTCTGGAAGTCTTCACACGGCAGGCCAATTGCATCTGCAATGACGCGCATGTTAATATCCCGCGAGACAAGAATAACTTGACGATCTGTTTCTCTTGCGACTGCTCTAGCAGTTGCAATAATCAGATGGTCCGGGATCTTTATATCTAGATCTGTCGGAAGGTCATCAGGATCTATATCAGCAGCTGAAACAGACTGAAGAATCCCGAGACCTTTACGGATCCTGACACCTTTCTTAAGACAGCCCTTGACTCGAAGTTCATCCCAGATACGGATAATCTTTCTTGCTTGGGCGCCCACAAGATCTTGACGCTTCTTATGTTTATCTATCTCCTCAAATACCTTGAGGGGAACATAAATATCATTATTCTTAAAAGCGTATATTGCGTCTGCGTTTGTTAGATATACGCTCGTGTCTAACACATATATTTTTTTACGGCTCATAGCGACCCTATCTGTAATGTAAATAGGTTGTCTATATTAATTCTCTCCTGGCTTTTTGGTGCGAGAACATTGTATAACCTCAACCCGGTCCGGTTTAATAATATCAGCTGAGTCATTATCGACCATTCCAGCATCTTCCACAAGCGTAGAAGAGCTTTGAATTTTTCCTCCGCCGACACCCCATAACAACTGAATTCCTAATTCTTCGCATACATCCATCTCTGGAGTATTGTCGGTCTTTCTATCTCCGCCATTGGCAAAATAATCGGGCTGGAGTCGTCGCAGTGCCTCACATACTGTGTTGTCTGAGTCATCAACAAATGTAGTCTCACCAGTGGCACTGAAGCCTTCCAGGATTTCACAACGCTCTTCGAAAGGCATAAAAATATAACCCTTCTTTCTCATCAGCCAATCATCTGAATTTACAATTACAATAACGTGACCGTATTTTGCAGCGTCTTGAATCATGCGGAGGTGACCGATATGTACCGGGTCAAATCCTCCAGACACACAAACGGTTGTATATGGTGTGGATCTAGGCTTTTCGCTACTCATCATTTTCTTCTGCTCCAATAAAGTTTCTTTCTATTGCGGCAATCGCTTCTTCGGCGTCGGCCAATCTTGTGATTGCTGTTGTTAATTCATTGACTATCGACGAATGCTCAGGTACGCCAACTGGATTATTTAGATATAATTCAATTACCGTAATCGCCTCTTGTCTGTCAGCCTCAAATTTTGCAAGACTAGCTCTGACCAGTCTTTCTGCCATCTGGTTTCTCATCTAACTCTCCCTTATTTGGAGCGGGTGATGAGATTCGAACTCACGACCCTCGCCTTGGCAAGGCGATGCTCTACCACTGAGCTACACCCGCTAATATTCTTTCTTTACTGCTAACTTCTTTTCTACTAATAGTTCGTTAACATTCTTGTCTTTCAGATATATTACACCAATATAACGACCATATTTACCTTTTTTATCTTTTTGTGTCTGAATTATGACCTCTTGATCTAGGATAAGATCTCTAAGGAAATCTCTGGTCTTCAATCCTTCAGGCCTGCTCTTGCCGCGGACTTCCGGTGCGTTGATCCCGGCTAATCTAACTTTTATTGTGGTCTTGATCTTAAAGCCTAAATCAACGAGGGCTGTTACAGTGTCACCATCATAAACCTTCGTAATCAACGCGTTGTAGCAGTAAGGTGTTATATCCATAGTGTCATACATTGTAGCGAGCCGCCGGACTTTAGGAACTCGCTTGTATTGATGTGTGTAACTTCAACGCCTCTGATGTCCAGCTCCTCGACGATCTTCTGTGGGCCAGCTGGCATGAGGACTCTATTTTCTTGATAAACTACTGAATTTGCTGCGAAATGAGCTGCATCATGAACATCTAACGGAATCAGATCTGGAATATGTTTGCGTAATTTCTTCAGTGCAGAAGGTGTAAAGGCTCCGGGATAATACATGGCACACTGATTGTTCAATAAACAGAAGCAGGTGTCCAGATGATAGAAACTATTGTGACTCAACTTCAAAGGGATCAGTTCCAGGTCGAGAATCTTGGCCGCTCTTCGAATCCCGCCAAGGTCAGAGCGGACACCATACCCTGCATACATCTTATCTCCGGAGATTACAGTGTCTCCACAGCCTTCGAAGTTATACTTCTTTGGCAATCGGTAGGTTTCATACCCCTCTTCCTTAAACCAGTTCTCATATACATCTGTTTCGGGCTGTCTTTCAGGGAACCTAAAATTGCTTAAAACTACTTTATTGCCACGAACTGTACCAGCATTGGCGGTAAACACCATGTCTGGTAGATTACCCACTTGTCCTATGAGCTTTACACTAACACCCCACTCTTCAAGGGTATCTTTAAGACGAAACCACTGCTCAAGGGCGACGGCGCTGTTAACTGGCTCACCAACCATCCAAGGGTTGATAGAGTAAATCACATCAAAGTGAATGGGGGCACATAATAATACTGTATTGCTCATGTATTAAATAGGCTTAATGCATTAAAGTTTTTCACTCATCGCCCAGCGGGCTGATTGAGCGAATACATAGTCATAGTCGTCCGTGTTCTCTAAGACGTTGTGTGCTCGCTTCAGGGCGATCTGTAGTGTGTCCACAAGGGCGCGGAGGTCTGCATTCTTTTTCTGTAGGTCGGTGATGCGGCGACGGGTTGTTTTATCCATAAGTGTACCTAATGTTGAAGAGTAATGGTCGGAGTAGTAGGATTCGAACCTACGACCCCCTGCTCCCAAAGCAGGTGCGCTAGCCAGACTGCGCCATACTCCGATTATGGTGGGCGGTGAGGGGCTCGAACCCCCGACCCTCTCGGTGTAAACGAGACGCTCTCCCAGCTGAGCTAACCGCCCTAAAATGGTGGAGATGACAGGAGTCGAACCTGCGGCCTGATGCGTGCAAGGCAACTGCTCTCCCAACTGAGCTACATCCCCATACCGTTTTATTACTCTACAGGTAACTCTCGCCACCCGCTTTCATTATAAGTAGCTTTGCAGACAAACTTAATGGGAAATCTATTGTAGTCCCAGTATTCTGGTTCTACAACACTAATGAAAGATGTCTTGTCTTCTCTTAAATAAGTATAATAGGTTCGTCCAACAATTGGGTCAATCCTACATTCGGCCTGGCGCAAATAGACTCCAGCCACTGCCTCTTCCAATACCTCTAAATCTTGCTTCTCTACCATCGGTGATCCTTTCCAGCCCAATCTGCAAACTTCTCTTCACCACCACGAATCGACCAATCTGAATCAATAGAAAGTTTTGACGAGAGGCCGCCGCGCGGGTTGAAGTCCATTTCAAGTCGCAAACGATGGGGCTCATATACTTTCATGAGATCATCATAGACCACGTTAATTAAACGCTCGTAAGAAAGCAAACGATTTCTGAAGTCCTGAAAATATTTCTTCAACGATTTCAGTTCTATAATAGTGTCTTTAGGATAAAAGACGATCCACACTGTGGCAAAATCAGGTTGATCTTTTACACCTATAAACGTGACCTCGGGGTTCTTAATATTAATTTCATATCCATCACCGCTGGGATTGGGTAATGTCTTTAATAGTGCCTTGTTGCTCCACTCTCTCATATAATGTCCTTATGGTGCCGGCACCATGATTCGAACACGGGACCTGATGATTACAAATCAACTGCTCTACCAACTGAGCTATACCGGCATTGTGTTTATTATACTAGGTCTGACACCAGAATTCAATACTATTTGACAAATATGTTCTAGTCTTTCGACATGCTCGAAAGCATCCCAGGGATTTTGACCAACGGAACAAACTCCGTGATTGCCTTGGCCAACCACATCATACTGGATCTTTCCGTCCTTTAAACCCAAGGCTCTTGAGGTTTCGTCAGCAAGAGCCTGCGAGATGGCAGGGAGTACCGGAACATTAGGTCCCACTTTGGTGTATCTATAAATCTCTGGGAATTGCAATGCCATGCTCTTGAGGTCCCAGCCGGCATACATCGCAGCCACGATATTTGTAGAGTGAACATGCAGTACGCAGCGAGTCTTCGCGGCGTCTCTTAGGAGTTGCCAGTGCATTTCCAATTCTCCGGAAGGATTTTCACCCTCCTTCAATATCACCTTTCCATCGGATACTTGCAAGCATTCCACAAATTCTGGATGAATGAGGGTCTTGCGCACTCCGGATGGGGTGATATAGATTTTTGAGTCAGCTGTTCTCCTAAGCGAACAGTTGCCATCACGGGTGGTTATCCAACCGCGCTTGTAGCACTCTCTCATTACGTCGCCAATTGCTGTTATCATGATTTAATACGGATCGTACAGAGTCGGATCGTGCCACTCTTCGAACTCATCATCATATTCGGGTTCCGGATCTGAATCATAGAGTACGATGCAGTACAGGTTGTTCCACTTTAGTGGCATCAACTCTCTTATCACATGTGCATCATCTTTGCTATCTGCATGTGCGTAAAGAGTTTTTCCAATTGTACCATTTTTAATCTCATACAATGCCCTATCACCAAACTCAGATATGGCCTTGAGAAGCAAAGCACTTTCTTCCTTTTTGGACATCTTGTCCTTTCTGAATTTGGCCACTAGTTTTTCTTTCTTCTTGTCTTTTTATGGAGCTTCTCAAACAAAAGCTTTTTCCACAAAGTACCTTCAACCTCTTCCTTGGACATATTCAAAGAATACAGGCCCGCAAGAATAAGGCGAATTTCTCTGTTTGAGAGATAAACAGTTTTTAAAAATGATGGAAGTTTTCTATCGTCTTGATCTGACATACCTGTATCTCTCCGAGTTTATATTATAAATAGTAACGGTTTACCTTAACCGCTAGCGGGCGCGCTGTTCGAGACCTTCTGTGTCCCAGCCACCCATCATCCACTTTTCATTCATTAGATGATTAATTTTGTTGAAATGAAGGAACCCTAGGGCATGACCTAATTCATGCTCTAAGACTGTCTCTCTTACATCTGATCTCATATATATTTTTGCATACGAAATTTTGTTTGTAAGATTATCAACATAGAAATGTGTTTGAGCGAGTGCTTTTTCCTCCATTGGAACACCAGATGTTACCATATGAATAATAATATAACCAATTGGCTCATCCATAAGGCACTTATTCATGGGATCATGTTTATATTGGGTGGAGTAGAATTTATATCCCAAACGTTTCCAGAAATTGACTGCTTTAATAATCTGTCTTTGGTTCACAGGAGCATGCTCACAGACTATAACTGTAGGAGTGAGGGCCCAAGTCGCTACTTGAGGTGGAGTGTTATGAATAAGAGGAATTCTATCATAGTTGCTTTGAACGTCGCTGGCATCGGCTGGGGTGGCCAACAAGACAACAGACATACCAAAGCACACGACATACAGAAGTGCTCCAAGGATTATTTTAACATTATCACTCACACTTATACTTAGTTAAATGTGCCAATTTTGTGATAGATGGTACCGAGAACTCTTACAGAATCTCCCTCTGAGGGTGGTATGTGTAATGTAAGAACCTGATGTGTGGAATCTGGTGGACGCCAGATGATTTGTAAAATATTGATTTCCGGATCCCATATGGAATCAAATTCATTACCTATATTATTTTCATAGTGATTATAGCAGTTATAATTATCATCAGTAAGACTGGCAATCAAAGTATCATGCAGGTCATATCCTGAATTAAGAATTACATCTGTTCCACAGATAGAAAAGAATTGCTCTTCCTCAGTATCTCTTTCAATAGCTAGGCTGACAAAACCGGATATCAGTGGAGTGTCGAGTTGCTTGTCACACCAAAAGACCAGTGTGTTGGGACCTTCATTCCTACTCCACCAGCAGTCCATAATTGCATATTGCTCTCCATACTCTTCTATTCTAATATCTTCTTCACCTATATTAGAGCAGGAACAAAGTAGAAGCAATAAACAAATTACAATCTTATTCACCTTATATTAATTATATAATAACAATATTAATTGTAGAGTGCAAGCAAAAAGTATATTTTTATTCGCAACAGTCGTGTTTGTCGTAAGTGTCTGGCTTGTTTGTCAGTTTTACCCACAGGCCCCAAAGAATTGGAATTGCAAGCCAGTGAAAACATAGGATCAGAGACGCAGGGATTCCAGCGTAAAATGCTGGGTGCACATAGTTGCCAAGGACACCGAATATAATTGGGAATACAACATCCTCAACAATTTCCCAACCAACAAAGATAATGACAAAAGCAAGTCCATTCTTTTTCAGAAAAGCCTTCAGCTTGTCTTTGGAGAAGTTGTTTAACTTGTTAGATATTCTAGTTTTTAACCATTTAATCATAAGTTTTTTTGGTGGAGGTGCACGGAGTCGAACCGTGGTCCTGAGACTGCCATTGCAGGTTTTAATCCCAGTCGAAACCCAAACCACCCCCCTTTTACAAAATAGTGCTTGACACAGAAAGTAGAATAGTTTATTCTCTGTCTATGTTGAACTTCTTCTTCATCTCAACAAGCGAACTTTGGTTAATTCCAAGGATCCTTCTTATTTCAACATTCGTATCAGCTACACTAACAGTAGCATTATACAATGCTTCTTTAGCTATATTAACTATTTTTGACCAAAGGTTAAAGCCATACAACTTACCATTAGTGAGTCGCATGGAGCATTCTAGCTTAAGTCCTATAACTTCTTCGAGGGTTAATGCAGATAGCATTATCTCAAACGACTCAGAGGATTTGCCCTCTTTGCGAAGCTTGTTGGATAATGACTTGTTTCTGCTAAAACCCTTTTCTGTACTAGGGTTTGACATATATTTTTATTCTAAAAGACTGTCGACTAAACTCTCTAAGTTAATTTCTGCACCCTCTTCAAGTTCAAACTCTGGGAGATCGGTCTCAGGGTCTGACTCTTCGCCGGGTACATCTGCAGGCTTATCTGCATCCGGAACAGCGTCAGCGGCCGCAGCAGGCTCGTCGACGTTTACTTGGAGTTCGCTCTCAAACTTATCGAAGTATAGAGCTAGGTTTTTGAGAAGATACTCCTCAAACATGGAGATATCTTTTGGATTGTCGAGATTATCAAAAGCAGTTAAGATGTTTTTCTCAATATCTCGGAAGTCATCATATGCTCTGTTACGTCCAGTCTTATCTTCTCCAGCAATGCCAAAGTCGTCACGCTCATCAGTCTCTTCTGCGGGCTCTTCCTTATCTTCAATGTCGATAAATGCCGGATCATCCTCTGGCTTGTCACCAGAGATGGAGATATCAATATCTTCCTCTACAGTATCTAGCTCACCGTCTGCACCAGCCTCTTTTCGCTCCTCTTCAGGGGCCAGAGACTTCTCGACAGCGTTTAGAATATGGTTCTTGTACGATTCTCTCTGCTGCTTGTCGGTAGTGAGGGACTTATATCCAGTTTCTACAACAGAGAGAATATTGGAATTCTTGAGGAGATCCTCTAGAGTGTTGATACCAGTGCTGTCATGCTTGGCAACAGCAGCAACTGCAGATTGTCCCTCAAGAAGGTTCTTAATCAGGCCTCTGAGTTGACTCTCGTCTTTACGCTGTTTAGCATCTCTTTTGCTCAAAACATGCTGAATGGCCTTGCGCACATTCTCACGGAGCATTATCTCTTCTGTAAATTCTTTACGTTCAATCATTATTATCCCACCGATATTCCTAGTAAATAGTCCATTACTTCATTAACTAACTCTTCATCTTCCGGGAGAACCTTCTTCTTTTTCTTCTCGGAGCCCACAACATCAGGCGCTCGTCCTGCGAAGCCTCCTACGGCTCCACCAGCCATAGCTGACATCTCTTCAAGTTTCCCTTGCAGTATATCATATATTTCTTGATTATAAAATCCCATGATCTTCTCGAAGTCTTCACGAGTCGCGCCCTTCAGAGCTTTTCTTAAAGTTGTACCAGACATTTCGCCAAAACCAGGGATCTCAATCTCAACGTGTGGAGCAACTGTGATATATCCATGCTTGTCGAACCCCACAAGCTCTTCTCCTGGTTTGTATGTCTTATAGTATGCAGGGGTCCCTTTTTTGGTTAAACCGTCTAGATTTGCAAATCTCGGGCTCTCACGCATATCCTTGCCACCAACGGCAAATACCACCGACGTTTTATCAGCATCAAAACCATCTGTGATTTCAGTTGCCTGATATGGGTTACGGGTTAGGATGATTTTATCCCCAGGAACACCATGTTCTATAGCTATACGTCTTTTCTCATTAAAACTTAAAGGAGATCCTTTCGTCGGATCCACAACGTTTGATGTAGCAATAAAGGTATTTTCTACGCCAAACTTGTCGGCCAGAGCTTTATATGTTTGATAGTGGTGCTGCCCCATTGGCTGGAACCTACCAGGATAAATAGCGATTATTCTCTTTTGCTCTTGCTCTATCAGGTTTAGTGTGTCCTTCATGCCCGGCATCTTCTTGCCAACGAACTTCTTGAGGGTACCAACAGCAGCGTCAACAGCCATGTCGCCCAAACTCTCGTTCAGGGCCCAGTTAACAGCCTCAGCCAGTGCAATCTTTACATGCTTAGCATCTCGAACCAAAGAGGTAATTGGAGCGCCGCCGAGAAGGTTCTCGTAGAGTTCCTGATTCTTGTTTTCAACAACGGGAAGATTCTGGGACCACTCCAAAAGATTCTTGGTAACAGAGAAACCGTCAGATCCCCAATAAACTGTGAGGCTCTCAGTCTGCTGGAACTTGGCGCCTTTATCGACTGCAAAGTTTGCTTTGCTGAACTCCAACCTATCCACAAATTTAACGCCATTGCCCTCTCTGTCAACAGCGACGTAACCTTCTGGATTACTCGCGACAAGATCGCCTGAGCCATCATCAATGAAGTGCTTGGTGTTGTAGACAGCATTGTTGTACTTGTCAATAAAAATGTTTTTTGCTTGAAATAAGAGTCTAGACACCGCAAACAGATTTAGTATATCATCGCGCCGCGCATCGAACAGGTTAAGCATCTTCTGGCCTTGCTGATCAGCGCGCATTCTCCCGCGATCGGATTTAAGGCTACCAATTCTTTTCTCTAGGCGTCCAGAATACCAGTTCTTGAATCCTTCAAAAGATTTTGCCGGATCAGTTAAGAACTCACCCTCTTTAATCTCGCTATTAATATAGATATTTAAAAGGTCTGCCGGCAAGCCATCGTAATCAATATTACTGTTAACAGTATCTGCAGAATCAACTAGCTTTTTAACAGCAGCTTCTTCTTCGTTGGTTAGTGTAACCGTTCCTGTATCATCGGTGAAAAAGGCATCGTCAAACCAAACTCCTGGAGACTGTCTTAGTCCACTGACGTCTGCGCCAAAGGTAGCGCCACTGTCCAGGCTATCGTATGTTGTATGAAAGACAATTCCAAACTTTGCATTGCCAATCTCCTTACCCAAATCGGAGTCAACTGGCACAGCGTATGTGATAGTATTTGGCTTGAAAACATAGTGGGCCTCACCGTCAATACTGGTCGTCGACAACATCTCATCATCAAACATAAAATCACCCTGAAGGATTTTGGAGATTCCTAGAGCTGGAAGGGCATCTAATGCTCTTGTCAGCTTGTCCACGAGCCCGGGCGCATGGCCGTGATTCTTCTTAATATCTGCAGCTGTATAATTGATCTTTGGAGTTTTATTGAAAATAGACTTGGTGCCAACAAAGAACTTACCATTCTCAGGATTACGTCCGGCAAATATTGCTGGCGCACCATCCCACTTAACGGATGTCTGAACCTTAGAGTCTGTATTGCCCTTCAGCTCCTCCAACAATTCAAGCAGGAACGCTCGCGCCATACCATAACCTTTCTGACCTTGTGTTAGAACAAGCTCTTCAAGGTGGGTAAGGTGAGTATTGGCTTTACCTTCTTCGAGAAGGGACATATCTACTCCTTGTTTTCTTCTAAGATAGTAACCTGCTCTTCAAGAACATTTACACGTTCCTGAAGTCGTCGCATGTGACGCCTAACTTCTTTAAGACTTTGCCTAGCCATTTCAATCCGTCGCTCGTCAGTGCGGCTACGCGGAGATATATTCTGGAGAACCTCAGAGATAGATTGAAGATAGCTAGATACACTAGGTCCTTTGCCTTCATTAAGGATGAACTGGCGTGTTAACCGGCGAAAGTCCATGCGTCATTACTTCTTTGCGGCGGTCTTTTTAGGGGCTGCCTCTGCAGTTGTTGGCTTAGCGGCTGCTGCTGCAACGGCCTCATCAACATGTGCCTTAATTCCTACCGGAGCAGCCTTTGGCGCTGCTGGTGCTGGTGCGGCTTTTGGTGCTGCTGGAGCTGGTGCGGCCGTTGGAGCGGGCGCAGGCTTTGCTGCTGCCTCTTCCCGCTTTGCTGCCTCTGCGGCTTTCTTTGCGGCTTCGGCCTTTCTTCTTCTTTTAACGTGTGGTGCAACCATTTTACTTGGTCTCCTCTTTGATTTTCGCAAGAATTCTGCGAGTGATGTCTTTGGCTTCCTTGAGGGAAATCATTCTTGGAGCTGCTGTTTCCTCAACAGCCTCCTCGATCTCGTCCTCTTCGCGGCCACAGTGTGCCTCGTCGAGATCCTTCTCCTTGGCATCCTTTGCGGCGTCCTTCATAGGCTCTTCTTTATCGCCATCCTTGTCAAGATCAAGAAAGTCTGGCTTGGCAGCTTCGTTAAGAAGTCCCCATTTTTTCATCAACTTCTGGTTGATTGTGTTGTTTTTCCACTCTTTAAGTGACATTTTTGGTTCTCCTGTTTTTGAAAAATCAATCTCTACGTCAATTTTTCCTGTCTTAATTAGGTCTTCAAAGTCCCTAAATATTAAATTTCCTTTGGTATATGCCTCTTTCTCCATATTACGAAGATGAGGATCACTCTGGGCATACCCTTCGTGTGTTTGACTATCGCTTGTAAAATCACCGCGACAGTTCTGTGCATGATGAACAAGCTCGTGGGACAAAGATCTCATAATGTCCTTGGGATGACGATTGTCAACGTACAGAACGACGTCCATATTCTCAGGATCATAGTACGCTGTCTTCCCTAGCATTTTGTTGGAGTTATCCGGGTCGCTTTGGAAATAAATGGTAACTGGCTTATCAAAGCCAAGTTTTTCCTGAGAGTATGGAAAGAAGTTGTCAACCATCTGTTCAAGATGATATACGTTTCCCACTGTATTATTCACGCATTTGTGCATTGTCTATTAATTAGTTGAAAATAACAGAAAGAGAGCGCCCCATAAATGATAAACAAAAACGGCGATATAAACAAGATTAAGACCTAAAAGAGCAGCAAAGATTTTTTTCTTGAATCTTTTTCTAAAATAGTAGAGGATCCAAATTCCTGCACCACTAAGTCCTAGCTTAGCCAGGACGAACAAGATTGGAGAGGCCTGCAAAAAGAAATCCATGATAGGATTTGCTTCTGTTGCTAGTCCATTCTGTACCCAGAATAAAGTTGCGGTTAAATCTACGAGAATCAGAAAAGCTAAAACGTATACTAGCTTAACAATTCTCCGCAGCATCTAATCACTCCTTGTTCGCTTCCTGGTGTGTCTTTAGCTCTGTATCAAGTGTGTCGCGGACTCCATAGCCTGATAACCACCTTGGCTGCTGCCAAAACGGCACAAGCATGTGAACAATCATAGCGAGTCCAGCGAGAAGTAGAAGCCCAGAAAGCTTCGCAGATCGCCTGAGGTGAGAGATGTACCCCTCAGCTTTAAAATGTGCCCAATCCCAATTCATTATAGTTTCCCCTTTCCTGGACCTTTTTCATAGGTAATTGATTTGAAGGCGGCCTCAATATAGTCGGCTGCCTTTGTAATTTTTGCTTGAACCCAAGGCTCAAGATTCTCATCATCATGGAGCATGTCATGAAGCTGCTGTGCTTGTGCCGCCATATGATAAAGCGACTTCCTTGCCATGTGACCTTCGTAACCATCAGGATCCTTATCGTGCTCTGGCGCCTGATGCATACCCTCGTCGATCTCTGGTGCCTCAAGCAACACAGAAGAGGACTTGCTTAATTCTTCTGCGATCATCTGTTTGAGAGCATTTTTTGAAATTTTCATTACTTTTTCTCCTCTTCTAAGCCGGCGCCAAGTGCGCCAAAATCAGCATAACCCATGCTGTAAGCATTCATAGCACCAGAGCCACCAGTTCCATATGGCTGCTGGCTCTTAGGTGGGGCGACTACTCGCTGGTCGGGCATTGGATATGCACCGGCTTGCTCCAGCGCGTTGAGAGCCTTTCTAAGGCACGCAGAGGCCTTGAAGGCGTATTCATATGCGCCATCATAGATAGGCTCGTCCAGAGCCTCTACGAGCTTCTCAGCGGCCTCTCTGGCCTCCAGAGCGATCTCGTACATCTTGTTGGCATCCTTGTCACCTCTTTCGTGCTCCGGTGTTTCCGTGTCGGCTGCTGGCATTCGGTGCGGTACACCTTCGGGTGCAGACGGCGCCATAACTCCGCCAGGACCATCGCCGGCGAGGGCCTCTTTAACCATTGATTCAAGTTGTTTATAATCTATACTCATTTTACTATTTTACCAAGAATCGGCCAAAGGACTCTTTGAGGTCGACCATCTTGTGCTCCTCTAACTTTCTCATTTTATCTTGCGCGACGGCAGCCCGGCCGCGGCCCTGAGCAAGATCTTTAGCTTTTTCAAGCTCCTGTTCAGCAGAGCGTTCTGGACTTAGATCCTCACCCGCAGCGAGTTGCAATTTGTCGTGATGTTTCTCAGAGGGTAGACCAGCCTTCTCGAACTTCTTAAACATTCTGCGTAAGAGAATAATATCGTCAAGCGCTCCCAGAGGTCCAAGGAAATCAAGGCCCATGAGTGTGCCGGCATCAACAGGAGAAATCAAGTTAAGAATAGCAAAAGCAGCTAAGATTCGAAGCTTTTTGGGCGTGGCACGGTCGTTGATAGCCATATACATAGCAGCCAGATCTCGACCACCCGGGAGATTTAGGAGTGTCTTCAACACTGGATTGCCTTTGGCCTCCTGTAGATCATCCGTACCTATCTTGGCAAGTAGTGTATTCAGGATTTTGTCTTGAGCAGTATCATCCATGGCTTCAATAGCGTCTTCGGCGGCCTCTACTGGATCGCCGCCCTGGTCCACTGCTTCGTGCAAGGCCTCCTGAAGATTGGTATCAGATGACAATGCGGATAGATACCGCTCCTTGAGCATGCTAACTACCATAGCTGCAATCTCATCGGCTTGATCTACAACAATTTCAGAAAATTTTCTCTGCATCAATCCTTCAATCACATCGCCATCAAATGGAATATCTGGCACAACCTGCGAGGCAATATCGTCGGCGTTCTCAACAAGAAGGTCTTTAATCTTCGACTCAGCGATTCGTAAAAACAGATCTGTAGCAGCTCTAAGTGCCTCCGCAGCAGGTCCATCTTTGAGGACCTCTCCAGCCGCGTAGGTCACCGGTCGATCCACAAAATCCTCTACTTCGTCCCCTATGTTTTTGCCAAGCTTTTTGGCAACATTTTTTGCACTATCAAGTGTTTTACTTAACGCATTTTCGTTTTTCAACTCTTCTTCAACGAGTTTAATAATTTTACCAGTTACGGACATATTCAGATCTCCCATATGCTAATTAGTCTTTTTTCTTCTGTAAACGTTTTGTTTTTTCTTTAGAGGCTTCTTTTCTCTTTTCGGCATGGTCAAGAACTTTCTTCAGCCTTGCTTTTGTTTTTGGATCCTTAGCGTTTTTGTGAGCTGCTCGCACACGCTGGTGAATAAGATTAATAATCTGGGATTGACGCTTGTGAGATTTTGCCTTGAAAGATTTCTTTGATAATGTATCCTTCACATCCTGGACAGTTCGGAACTTTACAGAAACTGTATCGCTTGGATCCTCGTCAGTGTAAAGTCTACGACCAGAGCCCTTTGGTTTCTTACCAGTTCCAGTCTTGGGATCCTTACCTTCTTCGGCCTTGATGCAGTTTCTGTATGTCTTGCCATACATCTTCTTAGTTTTGCGAGTCGGGTGCGTCTTGTAACCCTTCTGACA